TCATACTAGTCGGAGCGAAGCCCTTGATAGTGTTCTTTTGCTATTTCCGCCACTAATTGCCGCAACTCCATAAAGCAAACTACTCAATTCATCGAGAGGTACGTTAAGCTCATCACTCAACTGAGCCAGATAAATGCCGTCTCCAGCCAGAGCAGTCATCATTTTTTCTATAACGAGTGATCTTTCGCGCTCAATTCCCCCCGGCTCGCCGGTTCGATACCCCTTTGCCGTCGCATCACGCATCAAACTATTATACTGCCATTCCGTCAGCATATTTAGATTGCGCATTCTGACAATCAGGGCCATAGCCGAAACTTTCCAGAGTGATTTCAATTGCACAATTTTATCAAACGTCGGGACCACCATCTTAACGGCCATCACGTTTTCCTGAGGCATTAGAAATGCAGAAGCAAAAGCATCCGCTTCACGCTCAGCATCCTGCCCTTTGACTTCCCCTTGACGATGAAGTACTAGGTGAGCCAATTCATGTGCGGCATCAAAACGGCTGCGTTCACCTGACTTGCGTGTGTTAAGAAAGATATAAGGGACATCATCTTTCCAGAACGAAAAAGCATCAATACTCGCTGTTTCCTCTGAAAGCCAGAACACCTTAACTCCAAATTTCTCAAGTAGATGAACAACATTGGTGATACTCTTCTTACCAATCCCCCAAGCCTCGCGTATCGCTTGGGCAGCGACCTCAGGCTCACTTCCACGGAGATTCGGCAATTGAGGCGAAGGAAGAGTAAAGCGAGCATTAAAATAATCGCTAAGCATAACCCCTAAAGCACCTGCACCAATTGCCGCATGCTGGTCAGCAGCTTTTGTTGTGCGTAATGAACGAAATGAAACAGTCAATGGATCAATTGTTTCAACATCATCGCCAAAGAAAAAAGCCTCTGGATAATTTAAAGCACTAGCGTATGCGCGTACCGTCTCTGCCGTGGGTGCATAAAGACAATAATCTTTTTCGTATTCAATTACGATACGACTAGATAACCCGGTTCGCCTCGCCAGTTCTGCCAAGGTCAGTTTGCGTCTGATCCGCGCTAGCTTTAGTCGAGACGGATTAAAAAGACGTTTGACATCATCAACAGTGTTACTCATTTGCTTTCAACTGAAATTGATATGTCATCATCAAAATCCTGTTCAGGGAAAATATCCGCACCTTCAAATTGCAGAGGAGCTAAAATAATTCGCTCACTCCACGCGCTTACTCTGGCAAATCCGTCCTGATTCACCATCCCTACCGGATACGACACCTCACAGCGAATTTCTTTATTTGCCGCATCATAATAATACAGAACGATATAAGTTCGGGTGCTATCTATCGGCGTGATCTCAGCTTTGCCTGAATGTAAGGTATCTGCTTGGAACATATCGAATGTACCCGGATTGTTGTGAACAATCGAGCGAGTTGCCTCTCCCTTTGCATTTTTGGTTTTAGGCAATCCATCAGGACGCCCGGTATGTCCGTCACCTGAGGTAATAATCAGATTAACCCCTTTGCTTGAATTAACGACCATTTCCATGCGATTGACTACTTCAGAAGACCAGCCGTTACCCTTACCAATCAGAATACGGCGAAGCGCGGCAACCATCTCACTCCAAAAGCGGAATCCAGCATCCACTTTAGGGTGGAGCTTACTGGATTTGCGTCGCTCGTATAAAGCAGACATTAACGCATCGCGAATATCATTTTCTGTAAAGCCCAGTTTACTAAGTACAAAATCCGAATCAATTCCTGTATGCAGAACACAATGAGGCATATTCATGAAAGTTTCTCCCATCACTTTTACTTCATGATTTTATCATAAAATTTATGCAAAAATCAAGAAGTGACACCCTACAAGCGATTGTAGACTTTCTCTTGTTTTCTTACGTTCCTGCTCTCCAATTGCGCAATTGATTTCTTCAACAATGTGAGAGTACACATCATAAACCTCCGACTGCAGCCAGCAACCGGAGCCTCATTCTTCAGATACCAGAACAACTCACTGCGACCTATTCGTTACTCAACATTAAATGCTCGTATCGCATCTAAATCCTCCAGAGTGTCTAACGCTTCTTTCTTCTCTCGCTGACGGCGATAAATCTCGTCATTGCGTTCAACAACAGCCTGCGCCATTGCTGCTGCCAGTTCTTCCAGTTCCGGCATTGACAGTTTCACCTGCTGGTTTTCCGCATCGCCCCATACCATGGTTTTTCGCGCTGTGTCAGATTTTGCAGCCATTACCACCGGAGACAGCCTGGCTATTGAATCGGGGCCAGCGTTCCAGGTGCGACCGTTCCATTCAAACGTGAACGGCTGTGCTTCCTGTTCTGTACGCCATGCCTCGATTTCCCGCTTTCTGGCATCCTTTGCCACTGCGATAAGTTCCGGCGTGACGGTGAACGGGGCAATTTCGCCCCATTTGCCGCTCTGTAACTCTTCCCAGATGCGCTGGCCTGTCGGTGCGGTATCGTCCTGCATGGCGGTATACGGGACGAATTCCGTTTCACCTTCAAATAACACCTCGCAGTCAACCGCACCATTTTCGAGATAATGCGCGTTTCTGATGCCCTTTACCGCTCTGATTTTCATGTTCTATCTCCTTGTTACTCAATGCGCACGAACAAACAGATAAAGCCTCTGTCGCCATACGTTCCACGATAACCTGACAGGGCCTGATAACGACCGGGAAAACTGAATGCCCCAGCACCACCCGCCTTTACTGAAGGTGTGGAAACATATGTCCCGGAATTATTAATTGCACAGTCGATAGCCACAGGACCAAGTCGCGACCCCGCCACTACATCCCCAAGGCCAATTTTTATTTCCTTATCTCCTGCCGCTGTTCCCTGATAGACCGCGAGAATAAGAGAGCCAACTGCCGGATATTTGTAATATGAGGACGAGCCGTTGCCCGCCGTCCGGGACAGCAGGAAGGCCAGCGAATCGCCGTCGTAAATGACAGGGCTTACTGTTGCATTCCAGTTGTTTCCACTCCAGCGATAAGTCAGGCGATGAATACTGTGCTCACCTTCGTAATACTGGTTAAAACACAGCAGCGTTTTGAATTTGCGTATTGCGTCTGATTCGTCGTTATCAAAGGGGGACCACATCACATCAATGATGCCGTTAAATTTCGTGGTACCCACCAGTAGTGTGGAAGAGTCCGCAATACTGACCGCATAACGCCCCGGGGTGGCCTCTTTCAGCCATTCAGCAAAATCGGCCTGTCCGTTAAATGCCTGAGCGTCAGCACTGGTGAATGCCTGACCGAATCCGTACATGCCGGACAGTGCCAGCCTGCCCGGTGTGCGGTCGCGGATATCGCTCTGGGGTTCCATTGTCGCAGCCGCTTTCAGTTCAAGCTCCGTGCGCATGGCCTCAGACGTGTCCAGCGCCAGTAATGCGCGGGCTTTTTCTGACAGCTGCGCCAGTAAAATCCGGCCCTCTGCACTGAAATAAAGCAGTGTGTTTTCTTCCGGTGTTATCTGGCTGACAGCCGTTAACACGTCATTAAGCGGCTGTTTGCCTGCCAGCGCGTTTGTGATTGTCGTCGCAAAGTTCGGGTCATTACCCAGCGCCGCTGCCAGCTCGTTCAGTGTGTCCAGGGCTTCCGGTGACGAGTCAACCAGTGCAGCGAGCAGTTTGCGGACAAATGCCGCGTTCGCTGTTTCCAGACCGGCAGCATCGTCCGGTGGGGTTGGTGTGGTGGGCGTGCCGGTGAATGCCGGGCTGTCCAGTGGCGCTTTTGTTTTCGTCTCGTCCATGACGGTTTTGACAGCCTTTGGTGTGGCTGCCAGTTCCTCGCTGTCGTTGTCCGTGTCACTACAGAGTTGCACCAGGCCTTTTTGCGTCGTGCTGGCGCTGGTTCCTTTCAGGTCATCGACTATCCGTTGCGCCTCGTCCCTGTGCTGTTTCGCGTTCTGTTCGCTTTTTGCTGCCGCTTCGGCGCTGGCTTTTGCCTCGCCAGTCAGCGTTGCGGCATCAGCAAGTTTATCGACCGCTTTCTGGACTATCGCGTCAGCATCCTTGACAGCCTGCTCTGCGCGGGCCGCATCCTGTGTGGCAGATGATGCCAGTTGTGCCACCTGCTTTTTATCTTCGGCAACGGATTCCGCATTCTGCTGTACGTTATCCGCCAGCGTCTGGCAGTCGCTCTTAATTTGTTGCGCATCAGCGACATGTTGCCCGGCCTGTCGCTCGCTTTCCGCTGCCGCTTCCGCGCTCTGCTGCGCCTGCGCCACCATTTCCTCAAAGCGTTTCACTACATCCGGTTTTAAATCGCCTTCATCGAGGGCGGTCAGAAAGTCGTTCAGTGTGCCGGGCCTAGAGTCGTCGTAAACCGAAATGTCGCCAACACAGTACTCGTCGCGCCAGTCCTGTTTCAGATATACGCAATATTTTCCGGTCTGCGCCTTAAAACAGTACTCGCCACAGTTTCCTGTCACCACGTCGGCAACTGTGCGCATCACCACCTCTGAGGTGTTTACCCGGGATTTCAGAATTATGTGGCATCCGGACATGGGGATGCCTGCGCCATCAATCAGCGCACCTGATATCACTACAGACATAGTTTTTCTCGCAATAAATTAAATCAGTAAGAGGTTTCCGGAGAGGCGGGCCATTCAATAGCGTTATATGAGGTTTTATCAGTGATGGTGTTGAAATCCATCGCCTGCAGCGATTTCGCGTAAATGCGGTACGCTTTCAGCTTCTCCCTGTATTCGTCACTGATTAATCCCAGCAGCAGGTCTTTTTCCCATTCGCTGGTCATGATGCTGACCTGTTTTAACAGGGCATCGCGCTCATCTTCCGCTTTAAGTTTGTAGTCGAAGACAAATTTATCGTCGCGGTAAAACCAGTAACCAGGCACGGTAATACGGCGGTTAGCAGTAATATCAGGAACTTCAATAACACTGGCGTTACGGGGTTCAATGCCTGTCACATCCTTACCGACCCACACCACGCGCCCGTCTCCGGTGTAAACCATTTTTATGGTGTCACTGGCAAAGTTCTTCTGTTCTTCATACCAGTTTTTGCCGTCTTCCGAAAAAAGCCAGGTGATACCATATTGTTTTGTCAGCTGATATTGTTCCGCGGTTTTCGGGTTACCCGCAGTAATATTTTTTAAATGCAACATTGTTAAACACTCGCCACGTTATACCAGGTGCCATTAATCAGTTTCTGAAGCGGACGGTAATACACGCCGCCGATGTTATCTGCCGAATTACTTCCGGTTTCCTGCACATTAATACCGGATAACCCGTGGCCTGAAGGTGAGCGAAATGTCCAGGATACCTGGTTACCTCCCGGGTTGTAATACATTTCGGAACCATAACGCACATCCTGCACGCCACCATTTCGCTGCTGATAACGGGCATCGAAATTTCCATAGTTTGATGGGGTCATCTGTCCGTTTACAGCGAATGTGATACTGCCATCGGTATTTCTCTGGCTGTAAAAATGCCAGCCGGAATCATCACCAAGCTCTGCAACTACAGGTCGGGATGAATTGCCCCATAAATTAAACGTTGCGTTTTTCGTGGAGTTGTTGGCGCTGGATAACGTGAATTTTTTAGCATCTCCGGCCTGAATATTTTTTAACGCTATCGCCACACCATTCTGGAAACGAAATACATGCTGTCCATTCGCATAAACATCCAGAATGCCGTCGCCGTTTTGTTTTATACCTGTATCGTTATCCCCGAAAGCAATTGAGTTTCCGCCCAGCGCGTTCTGAACGCCGATACCCAACGCACCATTGACCTGAGAGCCGCCGCCAACAGACACTTTATGCGACATGGATATTTCACCCGTCCGCAGATTAATAGTGAACGGTCGAAGTGGACCAATATCGCCATTCTCGCCCTGACCTTCACTGGTAGGGATAAGGTGCAGGCACTCTTCCGAACGACGAAAAATCAGACCAAAAGCGTCGTTGAAAATCCTCAGTGCATTAACACCACGGATTTTCAGTTCCCCGGTCATCAAATCACCAGCTTTTTTTACATATCGCAGATCAAAATCTGAATAGATATTGCCGGGGTTTATCACGCTGAAATAGCTTTTCTCGCTATCAAGAAGGCAAATCAAAGGAATACCCTTAATGATATCATTCGCTACCAGCTCGGACTTGTTCCCCTTATAAAGTGGGAACGTACCAAGAACCTTTCCGCCCAGTGTCAATTGAAGCGTTGCGGCGTTGGTATTGTTCTGAACGGGGAAAACGATAATCGGGGTTCGTAGCGTCCAATCTGAGCCCCCATTAACAAAAAACGTCGCGGGAAGCTCCAGCGTCAGTGCATTTGCAGTGCCGCCAGCAACACCCGCAATATAATGACCGCTCTGAAGCTGCGCTATCTGTACGAAATAGTTTTCAGATCCACGCGTGGCAAAGTTAGCCACAACGTCATTAAGGGACCAACCTTTCGCGGTCGTTCCTTCCTGCCCACGAATGACTTTCAGCACATCACCGCTTACCGATACCAGGTGACAAATCTCAAATGCAGACTCTTTATTATCGGTAAGCGTAATTTTCGCATAGACGCGTTGCCCGTTCGATTTATTTTCAAAATCGGCAGAAAGCAATTTTGCAAATTTAGCTCCCGTGCCCGGCATCACCGGAATATCAGTCTGAATCGTCGTAATATCACCAGCCAGTGCTGAAACAACGTTATTGCCGAATCCAAGAATCATTTTTGAATCACCGTTGTTGCATAGGAATAAATAAAAGGGAGTTTTACATATTTCTGGTCAATGGCATCTTTCAGAAAATAGCCTATACCATCGCCATACTCTGGTATCTGAATAGAAAAAACGCTGTCCGATACTGTCACACTCACATCAAAAGTGTGCTGCAACGGCGGGTCTATTCCGTTTTTTCCATGAATGAACCGCGCCACACGTCGCTTTAACCAGTCAATGCAGAAATGCGAACCGTCAGCCTTATAAAAATTCCACGTTAATATTCGTTTGAAATAATCATCAGGTACATACGATGCCTGCCCCGGAACGTAATTCCGCATTGCGGCATACGGGATCGTATTGTATTCAATGGTATCGTATGCACCGCGCGCAATAGCCTCCTCTGAAACCTGTAGTAAAGGTCTTTCAACACCGTAAATACCAAGTGCTATCCAGTCCAGCAACTGCCCGGTTATTGATTCCGATGTCCAGCATGGCAATGCCAGATTGTTGAGCGAATCGAGGTATTCCTGAGCAATTTCATTGTATGCTTCAAAGAACGCAACAACATTCGGATCATCTCTGTACTGCACAAACGGATAAGCAGGAAGTATTTTCTCAGTCAGATATTGCATACTTATTGACCTGAACCTGTGATGCCACCGTCGAAAAATAGGAATAGGTATCGCCATAAACCAGGCTTGTGTCTTTTGCCGGAAGAACAATATGACCGTTAATACCAATGCTCACACTGATTGTTGAGATCAACGTCGCATCAACCAGCAATTTTACGGAGCTGGTAAAAATATCCTGGATTCGCAGCAGATTTATCGGGTGACCGACTTCAATAGAATTGATGTAATCAGCAACGTTTTTCTGCACAGCCATAGCAATACCCGCCGGGTCAACATAATCATCAGACACCGTGTTCCAGGTGATTAGCACCATGACGTTTTGTGATGACGGGATAACGAACGGCACCTGATAAACGTCCGGCGAAACGGTTATTGAAACCGTGCGTTTTTCCACTGCCGCACCGGATGGATTGCTTACATCGTTGGTCAGTTTCGAAATATCCGGTACAGATTTGTAAATCGCATAAGCCACGTCATACGGATCACCGCCACCAACAACCGCAACCCATTTCCCCAGCGACGACTGCCGGAAAGAAATCAGGTTTTCGCGCACACCGCTTACTGATTTGAGCATCGCTTTAAAGCAATCCGGTGTTCCCTGCACACCAAACATGCCAGACTCCATGACTTCGGCGCGGTAAGATGCCCACGTTTGCGCCTCCTGACCTGGCATTCCTGCGGTAAGGTTCGTGCATTTTACAGGCTGATCTTTGGGTACCGATGTAATGACCTGAGTTACGGTTCCTTCCGGTACAGCCCATGAGCCTGACGTTATGGCCACACAGTAGACTGGCTCAGTCTGCCCGCTTTCCGGCACCACCGTATCGCGGGAAACTGCATACTGGTAGTTGCCGTCACCGACAACAAATCCTTTAGGGATACCAAACCCCGGCAACGCCTCAAACACCACGTATACCGCCGTATTTGTACTTAATCCCTTCTGTGCTCCATAAATGTTTCCGAGTTGCATCAGTAACGGAATATTCGCGCCGTATGGGCTTACGGAGTTAATAAGATCCACCCGCGCCTGGTCTATTAATGCCAGCGCCCCGACAGCCGTGCTGGCAAGGTCTGTAATAAGTCCCGCCGGAAGGTTGGCTGTATATCCAGGTACTTTTTCAGCAACTCTGGTGATAAGATTCGCGAGCAAGTCATTGGGTGGCGTAGGCTGCGCACCCGCACTGGTCATAGTAATTGGTATTTCTGACATAATTAATCTCAAGAGGATTTTATGAAATTTAACTCATTAGGGATTTTGATTAGCTCACTGCTATTTTCTGGTGTTTCTCATGCAATTGATGCCACAGAGAGAATGAATGACATTCAACAATTTGGTAAATGGTATTATGCTGAGTTTACCATGCCTACCACTATGGCTTATCGTATTGGTGTTGAATCCAAATTGCCGCAGGATAAATCAACTTTATTTATTGATATATCACCGTTAACTCAATGTGAGCCCGGTGATGTAACTGTCAATCATTTTATTGGATATAAACAAATGGATTTACCACCGTTCCTTCCTGTAAGCTATAAAATCAGTGGACAACAAAAGCAGGACTCTATAACAACCCCATCTATCAATGAAGGTTACTTGTTCAGTCCTATTAGCTCATTAAAGATTAGTGATTTGTTAAAATCTAAAGGGAAAGGTAGTTTTTCTTTTTGGTACACTCCGCCAACTGAAAGTAAAGAAAAACCACAAAAAATATTCTTCCCATTAGATGGCCTTCCGGAAGCATATAAGGCTGCAATCAATTCCTGTAAAGAAAACATGTAAAATCAGGCAGTGATATTTATGATGCACGCCTTTCTCGAAGTAGGTAAACGCTTTGCTACATGGATCACCGAGCGAATCAGCGAGTATGAATTCGTAGAAAATCAGGACTTTTTGATTATTTCCCAAAATCGGGAAAAAATCGGTAGAGGCAGACCAGCTAAAGACTACCACCTAACCCTGGACACCGCCAAAGAGCTGGCGATGGTTGAGCGCAACGAAAAAGGCCACCAGATCCGCCGATACTTCATCGAGTGCGAGAAAAAGCTGCGCGAGGATACCACCAGCACACAATCCCCTCTGAATGTTGACATCATCATGCGCGTCAGAAACGGCTCGGTTACCCACATTGAGCACCATAAATCAGGCTCAGTTATAACCACAGAATGGGCAATTCACTTACTACGCAAAAGTGGATGGATTGTCATGCCACGCGATGAACTTCTTAACACGCCACTGGCCCAACTGATGCCCGAAAACTTGCCTCAAACCGGAACCTGCGTCCGGTAACTGGTTCCGTTAAAAAACACAACATCGATGTTATAGGTGGGGTTCTCTGCCCCATCTACCTTTGAAATTGCCAGCGATGCAAAATACCCGGCAAACTGTTGCTGAACCATGTTCACATAGTAGTCCGGGTAAATTTGCTGCACGATGCACTGCTGCGCTGGAATACCGTAATTCGCGTAAAACGGCGACTCCCCCAACCCCAGCTTTAACGTCTGAATGAGCGTCGTCAGCCAGCCGTAGGAGAAATCACCGTTGGCGTCAGATTCTACAGCAACCCATTTTTTGTTGCCGTTCGCGTCGGTGACGCGGCCCCATGTTCTCATACGTCAACCTTTCAAGTAAATTAAGGTGCCGGTAACCAGAGCGGTGCAAATGATCCACGCTACTGGAGTCAGAATATGCCGAATACCCCGACATACTGCGATTATTCTCGCAGCCTTATCAGCCCCTTGTGGGGTTGTCTCAGCCTTAATCATCAAATCGTCTCCAAATTTATCTTTAGGTGCGCTAGAATTTGGTTGCATGAGTAATCTCCATGCCATTACAAATACTGTTCTGTTGATACAAAAAGCCCCGAACTGTTCCAGCAGCCGGGGCTTTCGCTTTATGAGATAGAATTTAAAGTGAAATGAACCGGAATTAACCCGGATTTGGTTGCTTCGACGTGATCGTGCTGCCGCCGCTTTGAACGCCAGTCACATCGTGGCTGTGGCCGCTGGCACTGACACCTTTTATCACCGCGTCATTTTGCACAGTAAGCGGGCCAATCAGCGAAGCGGTTGTATCCTTCATCTGGGCTTTGTCCTGGACGATCGGTCCGTTGAGGTGAATTTGACCGTTCAGGAAAATATCTTCGGCCTCGAGGTAAACAGCTTTCGACTTTTGCCTGATTTCTTCCGGTGCCACCGTTACCGAGCTACTGCCGTCCTCTGTTTTGAGGATCGCGCCATCCGGACCGTACAAAACGATTTTTTGCGGATCTTCGTCGGACCAGTCCTTGTTTGCCAGTGGCACGAAAAACAGTGGAGTGAGCGACATCGAGTAAGAGAGCGTCGCCATACCGGTTCCCAATCCGGACACACCGCGCAGGGATACATCAGCGGCAATTGTTACTCCTCGATCGCCCGGCTGTATCGGGTAACGAATATACGGGAATGTGGCGACAGGGATTGTTATCTGCGGAAAGTTGATCCCCTCCGGCAGCATATCAAACTGAACTGTCACTATCTGCCCGCTGACACCGACAACATGGCAGGGCAATTCACGACCTTTAAGCTCGGCTTGCTGGTTACCAGAACTGGTCATCATCTCCGACAGCGTTCGGATAAACGGTAATTTTTGAGCGTTTGACATTACACCCTCGCCCAGTTCTCAGCATATGCCTCAAATACCGTCACCCAGGCATCGCCATCGGCTGTCAGATACGAACCAATGTGTCTGACCGATTTCACAAGAAATTTCCCGGTGAACGTGGTCGAATTTTTTGCGATAACGCTGGATGCCGTTGTATTAGCCATCACAATCGACGCAGCGCCTGAATATAGCCCCTCCGGCAGTTTAACCACATCACCACATCTGATATCGCCCCTCATAGGGCATTTGAAGCTGACGGTAAACGGCGCTATCCATGTCGGCTGCCCGACCAGTTCATGGGCATGAATTGTTTTTGGCTCACCCCACTTTGCCGATGCGTTATCGTAAATTCGTATTCTGTCGGAAAGAATGCTGATGGCGATTCCGCTATACCTTTCATTACGCATCATCGCAATAGAGGCGTTTTTTACGACCATAGCCAGAGAACCAATCTCCGTATATTTGCCTGTCCACGGCTCTGGCAAAACAAGGTTGTCGCTGACAGTACAATCGATCAACTTATTCGGAAATGCCTTTTGCAACGCACGGGAGATTACATCACCAACCTTTTCCCCTTTAAGCCCCTCCCCCTCGATAGAGAACGGTTTACCATCATCTGTTTTGCGTACGGTTGGATTTATTACCAGGTTTAAGGTCTGGTTCGTGCCGATCCAGTTGGCATAGGCCAGATAAATTTCACCATAGATTACCTCCCCTTGTTGATCCTTATTTGCCAGTGGTAATCCCTGAACAAAGCCTGCTTTCATACGGACCAGACAACCCTGCAAGCTTACGCTTTGCTTCAGCATATCAATTGGTAATCCATAGATCGTCAGCATCGTGCCCGAGCAGACTACATCCAGACCAGTTACTTCAAAGTCAAATTCAACATGCAACCCACATCCTGGTGTTTCACTGGTATCAAAAGGCCCAATGGGTTTTCCATTGCAATCCACTGGCGGCTTTCCTGTTTTAGGATTAATAATTTCCAGTCGGTAATAACGCATTACGAAACCTCAAACTGATTCGTACTTTCGCGAAAAACAAGTTTCCCCGGTGAGCAAGGCAGCGCCAGATTGATGTCGTAACTGTCAGGTGACGCGATCAACGGCATGTACACAATCACGTCGCCAGAACTGTCTTTCAGTTCCAGGTAGTAACGATTTGCATACAGATTAAACGGAACGCGGGCGAATGTTTCATATTCTCCAATTCTGGCCGTGAACTGAAACGGGCCTCGCCCGTCAGGTTTAAAAGGAATTAACGTTGTCATAAGCCAATACCAAACTCCTGCACGACCTGGTTCTTAATACCTGACCACGATAGCGGCCCGTCTGACGGCATCCCTTTATCAAATTTATCCAGAACGCTCGCCAGCGTCTTTACTGTTTGTTCGACAGACGACAATGGTTGCTCAAACTCAATCTGCCAGGTGTGCTGCACTTGCTTGTTCTGCTCAGAGAAGCCGGAGGTATCGACAAACGACCGCATCAGGCAGCGCGTGTAGATAAACGAGGGAGTCAGAACGGTGTAGCAACCGCCATACTGGTTATGCATATCAAGCGCCATTTTCAGCGCCGTGAACGTCATTCCCTTCGTGGTGTAGCCACCGTCCTCCGTAGATGCCGGACGGATCATCTGCATGACTACCCGGTTAGGCTTCCTGACGGTCGCATTCGCTGCCGTTACCTGGTTATAGAAATTCAGGTTGCAAATATCCTGCTGGACTAACGTTGTCCCCGCCATCGGGGTAAATGCCGCCATCGAGCGTGTATGAATCTCTCCATGCAGCAGACCATTCGCAATGCTTAGGCCTTCGGTCAAAACAGCAATCGGCATCACCCCGCCGGGAATTTTCGACGCTATGCCATCAACTAAAAGAATGGGCGATACTTCAAACGCCAGTTTGAAAGCTTGTCCAAAGTAATTAAGTGACATCTTTTACCCCGGTATTTGTTGCGTTCCGGCGAGTTGTGCCAGTATGTCGGAACCTGGCGATTGTCGCACCTGAAGCTCAATTATTGCGCGGGCATTTTTGCCAGCACCCTGAAGGTTATCTCTGGCATTTCTTAGCTGATTCATAATACCAGGGTGTTGATCCAAGGCTCCCTGTATCTGAGGCAATAATTTAATTAAATATTTTACAGTCTCCATTCTCAAACTTAGATTTCCATCTCTATCAATACGACCTCCGTTATATGCCGTAAGCATTTTTGCCACATCGCCTTTATAACGCCGATTCAGATCATTTAAAAAGCGGCCAGCCGCAAGAGTGGATTTATTTGGGTCATAAACATCATCTCCCACCAGACCATACTGTTTTGCGGTGCTATCCCAGAATTGCCACAACCCCTTAGCATAATTGCCATTTTCATCGGGGCTTCCTTTCGCTAGGGGATTCCACGATGATTCGGCTTCTGCAATTGCAGACATCATATTTTTAGGAAGTCGATAAGTATTATTGGCTTGCTCTACAAAGTTCTGAATATTTCTCTTTAAATCATTAGGCATACGGTAATTTTTATATACATCATCCTGTTTATAAAACTCACCCGTATACTGATTTGTCATCGGGTTTGCTCCCGGCAACGCACCGCCGAGATATTTATCCCCAAATGCCACAAGAACTGGATCTGCCTGTTCAGCACCAACTCCGGTTCCGGGGAGATATTTATCTTCCCCGCCGATCCATTTGATAGCTGACCATATTGCTTTTGCAATCCGGCTCACCGCCAGAGAAAAATCATCAAGATCATTTTTAAACTGTTCACTATTTAGCCACTTGCCAAATTTCTCCAGCCCTTCTCCAGCCTCAGTGAGAATTTTTTTAAAATTTCCACCATTCAGAAAACCTTCAATATTGGATGTCAGCCCATCAGATGCACCTCTGATTAATGGGTTATATCTGGCAAGAGCTGCATACCAGGAATTTGATATTCTGTTTCCATTTACCATCAGGTTACTCACCGTATCCTGATAATCTGACTGCATAGCTGGTGTGAGGTAAGCGCCGAGTAACCGGGTATTTGCTGCAAATTTCTCATTCAGTTGGGGGATCTTGTCCAGATTCGCTTCCACCTGGTTAGTTGTCGCGACATCAACAAATCCAAGTCCTTGTCCGTTGAGAATCCCCTGAGTAAGTCCTGAACCTTTATATTGCTTAACTAGAGATGCAAGCGCACTCATAAGTTTGGGCAGATTCTTTGCTGCACCATCTCGCGGATCAATTCCAAGACTAACCAGACCAGCATAGTTTGGATCGTTTGGATTTTTCTGTGCGTTCGCCAGATGCTGAACCAGTTCTTCTGTGCCAGAAAAATATGGAGAATAGGTGGCACGTGCAGCCTGCATTTGGGCGGTTTCCATCCCTAACCCCTGAGCCACGCTATACTGTGCCGCGACTTTACTTGCCATATAGCCGTAGCCAAACGGCCCCGCAACCCCTATTGCAGCTATCTTCGCCCCCCACGCAACCGTGGTTTTAAACAGGCTTTTTAACCGGGAATTAGTCGTTTTAAGCGTTGAATTGATCTGTTTGTAAGTTTTCAGCGTCCCCTGAGCGTTTTTACCCAGCCCGTTGAGATACTTATCAAACATCGTTTCGCCGCGACCTTTATAGTTGCTCACCAGCGAATCAGGTGTTTTCCCGCTTCCAACAAAGCGCCCTTTTTCATCCCTTAAACGTCCATCAGTGGAAGCAGCCGAAACTGGCTCGGGTGAAGATGGTTTCCTGGGAGCCTGATTGGCTTCTCCGCCTGTGGTTGTCTGCCGGGCGCCACCTGCCGGACCTGTATTTGAAGGTATTTTAAGCGGCGTACCGGCAGGGCCAATCATCAGCCCGTTGCGATACTTTTCAAATATCGCCTCAAGTCGCTTAAGATGTTCTTCATTAACGTCCAGTGTCAGAACTGGCATCTGATTACCTGACATTCAATACACCTCCCGGCGTCGTGCATTTACGCAGCTCACGAAACTGAGCTGCTGTTTTTACATTCAGACCGGAATTTGCCCAGATGTCGCAGAATCCGTCTCCGGCTGAGTAGTCGAGGATGTCGCTGATAACGTGCTCGCCGTCGCGCCAGAACTGGCGACAGGCTTCAATGTCGGCAATGAAGCAATCCATTCCGTAAGACTCAAGGATGAAGTGCGACTGTTCCACATTCCACTGACTGCCAGCATCATCTGCTCCGTCTGCTCCGGTGTGTTTATCGACGAGACGCATGTAAAAAAAACGAGTTCACCTGCCACATCATCAAATTCAACGATGCCGCGCTCCAGCGCCATATCAAGCGGGAGCGTGTCATAACCTTTCCCTTCGACTGGGTAAACCAGATTCGCAAGGCGAATGATTTCATTCACGAGCGTATTACGAACGCCCTTTTCGCCATCCCAGATGTTCATATCTGAGGAGATCCGTTCCAGCATAAGGCAGGCGATACGCGGACCCGCAACGACGCCAAGACCTTCAGAAAAAATGGCAGAAAAGGTTTTACTCAGGATGAAGAAATGCTCTTTAAACACCTCTTTGCTGATCGGTGTGGCATGGATCCAGCCATTACCCTTTTCTGTCCGGACAGGAATAATCAGATTCAGATTTCGCGCGATTTTCATACCAGATCCCACATTTCAGAGTTGATGTAATACGTACCGGTAATGGTGATGGCCACACCCGGCTCCCCCCCGGCGAAGGTCATATCCTGCACGTTGGTAATCGCTGTGTTATAGATATCGAAGTCACCGAACACCGTGCTGTCGCTATACACTTTTGCGTCGCCGATCGTGGCGTTTTTTTCCCATTGCGCCTTGAATTGTTTTCCCAGCGCCTGGCTACGCAGCAGATGAACACGCGCCTGTAAAATCATGTATGGCTGCGGCGACTGCACGGCTCCCGTCATGGCGGGTAAAAACTCCGTGATATTGCCCTGAAAGGACAATTCGACGCCTTCTTTTGCCAGAAATGAGGCGGACACATTCAGTTCGGAATGAGAGGTGAATTTAACGCTGGCGCGAACCCGGTTAAGGGTGCCAACGGGGATCATTGGATTAGGCACGGTTCAGTCCCTCACGAAAGCTGCATTGTCACATTGATGTTAAAAATGATTTCGACAAATCCGCGCATCGGCGTATAGGAGGCCGAAAGGCCCGCATAACGCCCGATACCGTAATCATTCGGATTCGTGTTGATATACTGGCGGAAAGGCACTGCATCGACGACAGGCTGACCGTTGACCAGGCCGTAAGATACGCCCGTATTGAACACCGCCTGTGCGACCTGCTGTAGACGGTCGATCCCGTCCTGGTTGTAGTAAAGCGGGTTAATTGGGTTATTGCTGCCGTTGATCACCGTGTTGGCGAGCTGCATATCGACATTAATCTGCACCCAGTCCACGGAATACCAGTACGTCATATCGTTACCGTCACTGGTAACGCCTTTCACCAGAATCGTGTTGGAGATTCCGCCCTCAGCCCCCGTTTCGACGTAGTTAATATTCTGCTTCGTCATCGTAGCCAGAATGGAATTTTTGCCCTTGTGGGCGTTTACCGCCTGTAGATAGCGAAACGCCATCGGCGGCACCTTGTTGATTTCTGAAGGTGATGCGGAAACATAGTTCCACATTACGGCTGCAGCCGCGTTTGTCGCTGGGTACGTATCATCCGCCGTTGCAATAACCGACTTAATACCGGCATAAGGCGAAACGTAATTCGTGTCGTCCGGCGTTTTCGTCAGCACGAAGAAATACTGCATCGCTTCGTTGGCGGTGTGGAGTTTTGCCAGACTGATAAACTCTGCGTCACCATCCCACGGCTGCGGCACCAGATACGCATAAAAACGCAGGAGCGGATCTTCCATATAAGTTTTCAGTGCAGCGATTTCCTTACTGACCCCGCCTTTCTGTACTCCCAGTTCCAGCAGGTAAATCCCTACTGAATTTCCCTGGGCAAAAAACGTGTTTACTGCCGTCACCAGATTTTCACTGTCAGCAATAGAAAACTGCCCCAGCGTCACTGGAGAACCGGAAAGCTGAGAATCAGCAATCGTCCAGGTCAGTGTTTTTTCATCCGTGACAGTAGCAGTATATTCGCCATTCCACGCGTCGGGCGAACACCCGGAAACAACAATTTTCACCTCAGAATTGTTTTCGCGTCGGATGTTGCTCCCTTCCGGAAGCGTCATCGTAACGGTGACGTTTGCCGCAGATTTTCCTGCGGCAGCCGCCGACAACGCAGCAATCGGATTCTTAACCAGATCGTTAATATCCTGATTGCTGGTGAGTAATACTGGCTTCCCCGGCTCATGAGTCGTGGAGCCAAACGAGAGAACCGCAGACATCTGCTGCAAATTCGAGGGTATGGCCCCGATGGTCTGGGACACATTCACCGTGACGATATTAAATCCCATTATTTAACCTCATATTTACAAATAACTTTTTCAATCAACTGCCGGGATATTTCCCGGGCTGTGCTCTGGTAGTAATTCACGTCAAAATCGACAATCTTTTTCTTCGCCAGAGCGTTGATTTCAACCTGTCCCGACTTTGCGTCCTGAACCACCGGAATATTGGTTACACCAAACTTTTCCTCCTCCAGCGCCCTGTTCACCACCGAGTCGACAAGATCCAGCGCCATTTTGTTGCTGAATCCGTAAAGCGTCAGGCGAACCGAATCCTGGACGAGCTGGAATCGCTCACCACCGAAAACAACGGGAGCCACCTGCAAAGGAATACTGTTGCGAACATCCACCGCGATATACGGAGGGCGAAGGTTCTGCGGTACCAGGTAAGACGGATACACGGTCGCGGCATCTTTCATTTGCAGCCAGATCGGGATGCTGTTGGAGATGATCTGCTCGTCGCTGATATCCTCCTCGCAGTCGATAATCTGAGAACGCATGGTTGGTAAAATCGCCATGCCGCGATAATGAAAAATACCCGACTGCTGATAACGGCTCTCCATTCGTGAAAAAGCGAACTGGACGCCTCCGTACTCACCGAGATAGATCGCATCGGGATTTTCCACATTAAAATCATCAACCTGCTGAACAGGCGTGAAAATAATGTTGTTCACATCCTTCGAGACAGACTCGTCCTGAATCGCAATAACCTGACGATGCAGGCTGCCTTTGATTTTCAGACGAGTTGGTGACTCAATATTCAGGCGACACAGTTCATCGCAACTGATGATTTCCGCATTAACCCAATAGACAAAGCCATCCAGCGGCAGAACCTGCCGGACATAGAGCCTGAACGTGATTTCCTGGTCTGACGAGATGGTTTCAACTGCGGATTTAAGAACGGACGAGAGCTGCGAACTGTGCTGTTCGGCTAATTCCTCAAGACTCGGCATTGTTATCTATCCACGCTATAAAGCTGCCCTTAAACAGGCCGCCGTCTATGAATGACGGACGCCGCTCTCCGGTATATTTGTCCTTAAGCCTGGAGTTAACGCCCAGTAGCGCGGCCTGAGTTGGCACAGGGTTTCCGTTAATCGTCATCCCGGTCATTTCTTCAGTTTCAAGAAAAATATGGAAAATCTTCTCAGTCCCTTCCAGAAAATGCTCGCCAGGTAGCGGAGCCTTATACTTGAAGTGATTGACCAACTGGTACGCCAGTTCAGTACCTGCCTCCTGGATAATCTCGTCCTTATGCATTTCCCAGAAGTGCGTAAAAATTTCGTATCGCTCCTCGAGGTCACAGGCTACGTCAAACGTGGTTTTTCCCGGTTCGTCGCCGTAGTCATAGGGCTGGTCGATAACCCCAAAACAAAGTTTCATGGCGTGTAACCCCATACCGTGCCCATCTGCATCAGCACCGCAACAACCTGTCGTCCATACGGATCCTGTAACATCTGCAAATCCAGCAAAGACAGATTACTCAGCGCATCGCTGATGGTGATCGAACCCGATGTCCCCTGGTCTGCTGCCGCACTGACAAGCCCGGTAGCCAGTTTCCCAAGGTTGAGTTTTTTTCTCAGGTCGGCAAACCACGAGCCGGGAGCGAAATTCAGGAGAAATGAGGCGGCAGCGTTATAAACCGTTCGCACATAGATGATGGGTAAACGCTCCAGCCCCTGATCATGAGGGATTAGCTCCATCGCAGACTGAAAGCAACATTCCAGCGTCGGATCATCGTCAGCAATAGCGTGAACCGGTACTTTCATGTCGTCACGAACAAAGCGAATAAATCCCTCCAGTGACGGATGCAAGGTCATTATTTTTTAACCTTAATATTTCGCTTTGTGCTGGGCGGATTTTCCTGTTCAGTGTTAATCGCTTCCCCGGTGATTTCCATTTCAATACCACCCGGTTGAGGTTTTTCGCCACTCTGAATCACTGCCTGATCCACTGCGTTATTCAGCGATACGGCGCTGGCTGCGAGAATTTCTTCTGACAGGGATTCCAGATTTTCCGTTTTCTGCTCCGCGCAATCCTCAATGCGACCGACGCTCACAGGTTTATCGATGGAATAGCAGATACCGGAAAAATTCTTGTCCACCTTGTCACAACGCTGGAATCCGTAAGGCTCATGCTGTCGGATGATGTGGTCGATAATATCGGACTGATTTTCGATCATATGCTGACGTCCGGACGGAATTGTCACACCGAACGACTGCGTTTTTTCGGGGAGTTTGTAGTTGAACGTGTGCGGCTGACGTGAGCAGTTAGCGATGTAGAGTTTCATAAATTTTTCCCACAAAAAAGGGGAGCATTTAGCTCCCCGCATTATCAGATTGAACGTTTATGCGTATTTGGCAGACAACAGGGTGATCCCCTCAGGGCGGAAGTTCCAGCCCGGCGTCGCGCGCATCGTATACAACGTGGTCAGGCCGCCATCCGGCATAGGGGACGGAATTTCCGTCGGCGCTGCCATATCACAGAACATCACGTTGACGGCCTGCTGGTTAGGTACCAGCGTGGAGAAAATATTGGTGTTAATGGTGTGACGCGCTTCCGGAACCTCAATCGTCGGGTTCGTAACGATAATCAGGTCATTACCACCAGCGCCTTTACCGATCAGCGTGTCGTCCTGGCAGAAAATGATGTCGTCGCCTGTCGCCTTATCGGCGACGTCTTTAACCATCGTTCCCACCGTTCCGGTACCACCACCAGGACGCTGGTAACTGGTCAGCTCAACAATTCCTGTCCACTCCAGCGCCTTCATGAATCGCTGTGGGCTCAGAATAACAGTCGTTAATGGCTGCCCCAGCAGCAACATGCGGGTTTTCTGGTCAGCAATCAGGCCAAGCATAAATTTAGCCATCTCACCGGAATCCCAGGTGGTGTAAGAATCATTGCCTTTGCTGTCGTTGCCCAGATTCAACGTCACTGCGTTAGGTGAGTTGGTGATCCCCTCGTTATTAGCTGCATTCACGCCATACAGCAGCATATTACGCAACATTTGAGCGTGTCCCTGACGGTTAGCCAGGCGCAGGCCTTCAATCAGAGAATAGCCCCAGCGATCTGCTGCATCAGTATCGAGATAGCTGTATTGCGAGCGGGAAGAAATTCGGTAAGTCATCATTCCGTCATAGCCGCCAGAGATACTGGAAGACGGTAACTGACCCGGCAGAGACTGGCTGACCTGCGCCTGCGAGGTCATGCGCAGATATTTCTGATAGACCATCAAATCACTGGAACTGATTTTTACCGCTGGAGCACCACCAGCCAGGACTTCAAACGCCCCGGAAGCCATGCTCTGTTGCACGATCATTTCCGGCAGCACCATTGACGGCGAAACAATAGTAGTCGCAGGAGTAAATGCGCTCATTAATTAATATCCCCTTAAATTAAAAACAGGCCGCACGGTTTGCCGATTTCCCAGACAACGTTACCGCCATCCTCTTTTTTCACCGTCAGGTTTCCGTCAACTGAAACCATCAGCAGCTTAATATCCACTTTCGGATTAGCGCCGGGTGATCCCGAATAAACATCAACCATGTTTTTCGTCAGATCCCACACAAAACCACTGGCAGCAACGGTGTTATTTCCATCAGCCAGCGCAACAACTTCTGCACTGACAGGGAGAGGAATGCGGGCACCTGAGCCAACGCGGTAATAGTGAACAAAGCCACCCGCGAGATATAACGGCACCGGATTATCCGGCGTGGTAATGCCATGAAATGCCTGATTAAAGACAGTAAAGGCGTTACAAGCGTCCTTCGTGGCTTGTTTAATTACCGCGCCGTTAACGCTGTCTTTCGCGGGAGCAATGCACTCCATAACTCCAACGCCACCCCATACCGGTTCAGTGATTTTGCTGTCCAGTCGACCGGAGCAAAGTTGCAGACGAATTGCCGGATCATCCTGCGCATCCCCCTGCATCAGCCCACGGGATTCGACGTTAAAAAGGCCACCAAATGCTCCACGGTTTTTAAACGGATGAAAGTTAATATCAGCCATTGTTCAGGCTCCCTTGAGTGTTAATTTTTGCCAGACGACGCCCCGGAATTTTGAAAGCACTCAGCCAGACGTTCGGATCGCCCTGATATTCAGTAATGCGACGTCCGGCTTCATCGTTGCGGATACGTTTATGCAGTTGCCCCTGCGTACTCATCATTTCTTTTTCGATGGACTGACGGGCGGCACTGAAAATTGCGTCCTCAAGCACAGCCAGCGTTGCAGAATCCGCAATCGCGCGAATATTGACGTCCTTATGTGCCGGAGAGTGTTTCTGCATAGCGATTAGCGCACGCTTGCGGTAGTCCAGCGCATTTTCACCAGAAAACGGTGCTGGCGCGTTTTTACCGCAGGCACTGAATGCGGAGTCGGCTTTTGCCTGTGCTTCTGCCAGGGCAGAGTCATTGCGTTCTTTTTCTGCCTCCTCGTCAGCCTTACGCTGTTCTTCCGCTTCGGAATCAGCCTTTGCTTTCTCCTCAGCGTCTTTAGCTGCCGCCTCGTCAGCTTTGGCTTTTTCTTCCGCCTCCTTTGCCGCAGCTTCATCAGCTTTACGCTGTTCCTCTGCTGCTTCATCGGCTTTGGCCTTTTCTTCGGCCTCTTTTTTCGCCTGAGCTTCGGCGTCCGCCCGCGCTTTGTCCCGCTGTTCCAGTGAGTCCATGCGCGTAACGACACCATCGATTTTCTGATTAATGCCTTGCAGGGCATCGCTCACAACCCCCTGTAACAGGGCCTGGAGTTCTTCTTTTTCCATCTCGATTTCACCTGTGTTTGTCACTTCAACCCCTGCGGGGATCCGGTCTTTATCCCACACGCCCAGCGAGCCGTGGTCTTTCGTCACCAGGGCGATGTGATCAACAAGGAAAGGAACGCCTTCGATTAAAAAATTGGTGTCACCTTCCTGTACTTCCACATTTCCTGATGTGCTGTTGAACACCACCGACGGGCTTGTCGAAACATCCCCCTCAGCGATTTCTTCAACAATGCTCTGGAGGTAAACGCGGCACACCGCCCATACCTCATCACCCCGGATATACGGCAGCATGACGCTACCGACGATCCGCGATTTAAAATCCTCCTCCGTCAGAACTGCGTCGTCAGGATGGTTTGCGATAACCGGAAGGCCATTGCATCGCCTTAAAAACTCCTCGTTCAGATAGAGCTTTGGATCACGCCAGACGTGCTCTTTCAGCCCGGCGCGATAGGCAAGCCCGGTTCCGGTTATTCGCAAATTCACCAGCCACATGTTGGAGAATTTCACTGGAGACGGTACGGTTCCGTCCCTGATGCGTTCTGCCACTTCAAGCTCGGTTAAACTCACGTTTGCCCTTCTCCGTTAAAAATTCGTCGGGTAGTTTCTGAGGGGCGTAGATCGGCAGTGCATCGCAACTGCAATAAACCTCCTCCCCGGCAGCAGTGATTTCGTCATAAAAACCATATACGGGCTTAATCAGCCCCTGCTCCAGCGCCCACGAATTGCGGAGGAGATAAATTTTCTCGTCGCGCTCTTTGTGGTCCTGTCGGTATTTGTAGCCCGGACGCCGCCAGTTAGAATGCCAGCGCAGAGCAATCGCTCCACTCTGAACAGCCAGCAGATACTTAACGTTGCTTGCCAGCTTATGCCCCTGATCAATTGCCACCCGGCGACTGATAAAATCCATATCCTTCACGGACTTCTGAAAACCGGACTTCACTTCCCGGCGATCAATTTCGCTCACCCCGTCAGGCGGAATGGACGTAACCCATCCCTGAAAACGCTGTATGGTTTTCTCGATAGCCTGTTCGCGGTTGAGTTTTATCAGGTTGGCACTGGCGAAAATTCGCCTGTCGAGTTCCTTACGAAACTCAGGTTTCAGTTTTTCAACAGTGATTTTTTTAGGGCCATCAGGAGGCTGATCCCGTAATGCCCCGCCGTCGATGACAAGACGGCTGTAGATAGCGGTGAGATGTTTTCTGGCTACGGTATCATCAGGGGTTTCTCGCTGAGCGGCTACACGGAGTTTCCGGCACCATTCGAGCAATGATTTTTCGCTATCCCACCCGTGATTTACGTAGTAGTTAACGGCATCCGTCAGAACCTCATACAGCGTCCTGATCCGTTTCTTCTTCCTCACCGCCCGGCTGGAAATTGCCATCAGGCGTCTCCTGTTTCGGTGGTTCATAATTCGCCAGCGCGTCCACATCAATGATGAGTGGAGCTTCGCCATAGGTTTGCGTGGCATTAACAAGGCTTGCCAGCCATTCAGTGACGGCGGCACGGTTTTCAGGATCAACCTGTGGCGACACGGCAGAGAAAAGTGCTATCGCCTGTTGAATCACTTTACTGTCGCTTTCCCGGCGTTTGTCCGGCGACTCCTCCACCAGCTCCTGCCATGTCGCGGTAAATTCACGTCGCCACTGGTAAAACGTGGTTTTATAGTCATCAGTTATGATGTCCGGGTAATCATTTTTCAGCGACTGATAAAATTCCTCGTTCCAGGCGATGTACTGCACCAGGCGTTCGAAATAATCCATCACAGGTTCAATCTGCTGGCGTACACCATCGATATACTGGCTGATGGCCTTCGAGTCCTCCTTACCTTCACCGAATCCGTTACTGAACGCTTCTTCCTTGATAATAATGGCCGGAACGTCACTCCCGGCGGCAATATCAGCAATGATGTTGCCGCGGGATGTATTCAGCGCCCCGTCGATGTTTTGCAGGTTCAGTGAACTTACGTCTTCGTCTTTTCCAATACTCAACACGCCTTTATTTTTGGCGGCTTTCACGTTTTCCCTTTTACGCCCCGTGGCAGCAGCCATGATCCCGTCAATTTTCGAACCGTTCTGCACAACTTTAGCCACCAGTACGCCTGCCTTCTGGCTGACGAGATCATTCGCCTCCATCGTATTGATATAGGATTTCAGGGAATAAAGAACTCGCTGAAACACGCTTCGCCCGGTGAATCCGAACGATGAACTCTGAAACTCCAGATAAATCGGTGTGCCGTTGAAGATTTTCAGTGTGCGTGACGGATGCCAGTCTTTTCCGCCAATCTTCAGTTTTTTATTGGCTTCCTGGAAAAACGGGCTGTTGGGGTTCTGGTCAGTCACCATCGAACCGGAAGCGTTCAACGGGTCCCACGCGTTGATATACACGTCATCTTCTGTCAGTCCGAACGTCGGAAGCGGTTCACGACATGGAACGCTGTCGGTGCCCACGCCGATCGCTGCAGCACCGTAGCAACGAGACAGAAAAAACAGATTTTTAATCTTCTCGTTGACCTTCATGCGTTCCCATACCTCCTGAAAACGCCTCACAACCCTCTCGTCAGGGTCTGTCTCCACGTTATACTGGCGCGGCTTACACATCGCCATCAGTATGGGTTTTTCGACAAGTTTTCCGCCCAGAGGATGGAATTGCCACAGCTGCTTACACAATTCATAGCCAATGTCGGTTCCCGGCTGAATTTCTTCAGCCTCAAGAATATGCATCAGTGCTGAACCGAGGCCGCCAGTAATCTCGATCTCTGCCATCAAAAATATCCTGATTTTTTACAACGCCGCGTAATTACCGTGCGCGATGATCAATCCATAGGTATAACAATCGAAAAGGTCATCAGCACGTTTATGCGCGTCTTTGTCTGCCAGGTGGAACCCGGCGATTTGTTTTATGAGGTGGTTTGCGGTGGTGCGTTTGAATGAAACGGTCTTGTCGTAAGCCTCCCGGACGATTTTGCACATCCCCTGATAGTGGTAGCTGGATGCCATCACCGCCCGTTCGTCTTTGCCCTTGCTGGTTAGTGCCGATTTAATCGGCGTCATATCCCAGCCTTCGGTTTCCGCCTTCTGGTTGAGGATTGCCCCCATCGCGGCGTCTTCCATAAAAATTCCCTGGCTGCCCAGACGCGGACGGCATAATTTCGCGAGGCGCTCGAGGTTGTCATAAACGCCGGGAATATATTCAGGAAGCAATGACGCTTTAATTTGCGTCACATCCCAGTCAATAATCGTCAGTTTTGGCTCGTCCGAATACGTTGACTCATAAGAGAAATACACCACGCCAGTACCATCATTTTCGGTCCCGCCTTTCAGCGCCGTATCCATCACTGCGAAAATCATGTCGCAGTACGGCGGCATCTCAATTGGTTGACCGTCCACCAGCAGCTTATCGACATCGAGTAACGCGTCTTTGGACCAGTCTACGAACTCTGCAAGATATTCCTGCTGCCAGACGCGCGGATCGGATTTTTTCTCCGTTTCCTCCAGTTCTTCTTTCGGAATATACGGATTCGATGAAGTTGGCGCATGGTGCATAACAAATCCCAGGGATTCATCGTGGCATATCGCGTAGAAAAAATTGCTCTCGTCGATACCGTTTGGTGTGGAAAATACCCACGCACAGCCGCGGTAATCAACAAGCGTCGGGCGTATCGCTCGGGGCCAGATTTCCTCGAGCATTTCCGGCGATTTAGTGAATGCGGCCTCATCAATCAGCACAGCGTGATATTTACGCCCACGCCCGGCCAGTTTGTTATTGTCCGTTACCCAAAAGTCGATGCGCCCCCCATTACGGAGAATGATGCGCTTTTCATTTTTTGACTGACTGAGGATCAGCGGTTGCAGAACGGCGCTAATTTCATCCCAGATTTCCTGGTACTGGCGGTATTGCGCGGTAAAAATCCCCACCCTACCCGCGATAAGTTGCCCGGTGGTAGGAACGGCAAATTTCCGCGTAGCGAAACTGGTAGCGATGTTTACCAGCATCACCGTTTTACCCCAGCGACGACCACAGCATACCGCGTGGAAGCGTTCCTCTATTGCCGCCGTCCATGCAGCTATTTGCCCCTCATGAGGTTTTGGGAGGTAGATTTCAATCGACATTATCCACTCCCGGCATCGGCAGAGAGTTGTGGATAATTATTTCGTTATTCTCACCACCCACGCCTTTTTTGAGGTTTTCAATCTCAGTGCGCAGCTTTTCGTTGCGAAGCCTCAGTCCTTCAAGCTCCAGATCATTGCGACTGTCAGTTGCACCACCAGCAGAACTTCCTTTCGTCGCCGTTATCAGCTTGATAAGTTCGCGCCGGGCGGCAGCCTTATCCTCCAGCAGAATCTCAACACCAAATTTCCCGAGCTTTGCCCCTGCATATAATTGTCGCGCATCCCCATCAAGCAGAGTGGTATCAGCCATATAAAGCTGTCCCGTTCCCTCACCGCAGCACTTCGGACAATCCGGATTAGGTATGGCGTTATCAACAAAGCCGAGGCCTCCATATTCCGGTTCGGGTTTGCCATCTCTGGAGGCCTGTGCCGCTGCCTTATCGAATTCTGCAATATCACGCCACTGGTAGAGATGATTCTCGCCCCAGCAATAACGGCAGTTAACACGGCGAAATTGTGCCAACTGATTGGGGTCGGCCTGGACAATAGCCATCAACTGGCTCACCAGTAAATCCAGGTCTGCGGTATAGCGTTTCTGGTACTGATTGCGGAAGTAGCTAATGGCACGATAAACCCTGGCATTTCTAAGCATACGGCTGGCGTTGCTGTTAGCTGTCGCACCTTGCCCCTCATAACCAGCCAGTCGGTATGCCTCTGTCGGCTTTTTCCCCTGAGCAACCAGCATCGCAAACTTAGCCTGCTGGTCAGAAATGCCGAATTCATCGGGACAGAATGAAATTTCCTCTGCGTCGCCCTCATTCAGGCGCGCATCGGATACTGACTTTTTTATCTGAGATTTTCCGTTCCGCTTTTGCGCAGTCTGCGCAGATTTTTTCTGCGCACTTTTTTGCGCAGTTTTGCGCATTTCTGTCTGCGCATTTTTCGGAGGTTTTTTGATGTAACGACGGGCTGTTGCGTAATTCAGTCCCCTTGCTTCACACCATGCCACCGGAGATACACCGGAGCGGGTGTATTCAGCAATATATTCCTGCTGCAACGCCCCCCAGTCCGGTCTGCTCATCAGTTAGTCCTGATTTTTATCCACCCTGAGTAGTTCGCGCAGGGCAAAGGCATCCCCTTTTCTGGCAAGCTTAAACAATGCCGCCCGTAGCTCGGCTTCACCTTTCGCTCTGCCCTTACGGATGGACGCATAAAAATTTGTCATTGCTTCCCGATTTTCTTTCAGTCGGTTCAGATCAACATCCAGAACGTCAGCTATTTGTTGTGCAGTCATCCGGCACGCTGCCAGAGACTCGACTTTCGAATACGGAATCATTTGTCACCCCCATTGATATGCAGGGTGTCTTCTTCCTGTATTTTTCGTGAAGGATTTTTACTGCAGCGTTGTTCCAGGTGACCTGATGGTGAATGCGTTTATGGCTGGCACCCATCAGTGAGATTTTTACGCACGACGGCGCATACATGACGGAGTAAAAACTTTTAACGTAGGTTCCGGAATCCAGATACAGCTCGGTCATTCCGCCGCTGTTTTTCTGCGTCTGTTTCTGCCCTAACTGGACAGCACCGATCGTCATAAACAATTCACCACAGCGACCGAGATTCGTGTACGTATTCACATCCTCGTTAATGCGCCCCATGAATGAGAACGGTCGATCAACCGAACAGATAAAGCTGTTCATTGCCTTGCGTTTCACCCACGAAGCATGGCCGCCATTGTCACCAAGAAAATCCCCGCCCTGCGACATAGCGATGGAAAGCGCAGGTATTGATTCGTAGTACGCCAGCATTTCAGAAAGGATCGCATCCAGTTTTCTTATCGGGAAATAGGCCTGATCATAGTTACGATCCACCCGAAACTGGAACTCGTGATAATCATCATCGAGCTGAATGAAGTATTTACACCCGACCAGTTTTGCCAGGTCGAAACAGGCATTACGGGCGTAAAAAATTGATCGGCGGTCACCGAAATTATCGGCTTCGTCAAAACGACTGGCGATTTCGGCTTTGGAAAACACCAGCACCTGTTCACTAAATTCAGCTATGTACTGATGCCGTGTATTATCTTCATCATCAACAACGATAAAAATTTTCCCGGTATAGCCAGCACGTCGCAACGTCTGGTAAGTCAGAACTTTGTCCGGTCGCCCGTGAGTCAGAATAAAGGCGCAAAAATCATCACGCATATTCCTCCTCCCCGCCATGCATGATCTCCACCATACGCTGCGTCATCCGGACAAATCCATTTTCAATAGCCTGCTGATAATCAATGATCACCAGCGCCGATTCCTCGAAAAAGCACTGAATTTCAGCGGGGGCGTGAGCGTAATAGTCCGCAATTCTGCTAAAATTAAACACCGTATGACGTTCTGCCGCACACAGGAGGAATTTCTCAATATCAGGATCAAGGGACGCCGAACTTATCCGGCTGATCAACTCCTGAGTTTTCGTATCGTCGTACAGTTCACTTATATCTGGTTTATCGCCCGACGGCTCATAAACAGGCGTATCAATTTTCGTCGTGTACGGCTCCTCCTCAATTCCTGTACCTGGCAAAACATCCGTCAACAATTCATCAATTTCTGTTGGGCTGAATCCTGTCAGGGAGACATCAAAATCAGCATTGATTAGGTCCGACAGCTCCATCCGTAACAGATCTTCATCCCAGCCAGCATTCATCGGCAGGCGATTATCTGCCAGGCGGTACGCCTTTTTTTGGTCATCCGTCAGACCAGACAGAACAATGACCGGAACCGAATCCATTTTGAGCACTTCAGCCGCCATAACACGACCATGACCCGCAATAATTTCGCCCTTTTCATCAATCAGCACTGGGTTAGTCCAGCCGAATTGCTTAATGCTTTCTATCAGTTGTGCCACCTGCTCAGGGCTGTGTGTCCTGGCATTGTGTGCATACGGAGATAGTTCTTGTAACGGGCGATAGACGATCTTCAATTTCTCGCTCATACAGCCTCGCTTTATGAATAAAAAAGCCCGCTATCGGCCAGTGCGCTGGGTGCGCGGCGGGTGCTGATAACGAGCTTTGACATTATCGCAGCCCCTCACACTGAAGGGCTGCTGTAATGCCTGTTACTCAGTAACTACCGCACCTTCCGGTAATTCCATACCAGCAAATACCGGACAACCAGGATGACGATCATCTTCTGTTGCTTCCAGCATTGACTCACCAAACCACTCCGTCGTGGCGCGACCATCAGTTGCTTTGTAGTGGATCAAGTACTGGTTTTCGCCATCCGCATACTGCGCGCGGGCTTTAACCTCACCCCATTCATCACTGATGCGCATCTCCACCAGTTGAGACAACTCAAACATAAACGGAGCAGCATCAGCACCAATTACAATCGGTTTGTTTTCTGTTTTTTCCATCATCGTCTCCTGATATCGAAGCCCATCGCCGCACCGGGCACTGATCAACATTTGAGTATTCGCGGCGACAGAAAGAATTTATTTTATTGAGTAGCTACAAACACAGAATTTCATGCTTTCCGGACGCTGGCGCACCCTTCATTTTTCAGCAAAATATTCTGCTCTTATGGGCGATCAGTTCTGCAGACACTGCCGAACACCGTCAACAATTTCGCAGACCTGAGAAGCCGTATCGAAAAGCTGGCGCGCCTTATCCAGGCTGACGCATCCCACCAGAAAAAAAGGCACCAGTATCGCTACCAGTGCCCATTTTGCCGCCGCTCGCGGCATTCTGTGTGTCCAGTGCTTCCGCTTCATCTTGCTATCCACCAATCAATCCGGATAAGCTCAATACTCGCCAGGCTGTGGCAATGAAAATAGCAACCAACATTGCTGAAAATGAAAGGCCAACAACCACACAGAGAATCCTCACCAGCTTTACGATGCTATCTGACATATTTACCCCCGCCCCACTTACGATTTCACCGCAATGACCAGTTTTGCCAGCCCATACAGCATCGGAGACACGGCGATACCAACCGCCACCCACTTAATGGCAAAAGCCACCGCTCTGCTGATGTCATCAGTTACAGGCGCTTTCAATTCAAGGCCGTTTTTCATAGTCAACCTCAACAGAATTAGTTTATACTTCCTCATGTTCTCCTTTGCCTTACCCAAGGCCAGAAACAGAAAACCCCGGACTGTTACCGCAGCCGGGGTTTTTGCTATCTGATGCTATGCCCCTTACTTTCGCTCATCGTAGCCCCAGAAAAGAGCCAGCATGAGTTGAGGGTGTTCAGCACTTCAGCGTCAGTTTTTAAACTGCTACGCGCTCTTTCATCCAGCCGTAGACAAACGACTCGTTGGCCTCGCGTTTTTCTGCCAGCTCCAGATAGCGGTCACCCTGCGTGCAATTCAGCGCCTTCAGCATCACCAGTTCGCCGTCTTTGCCGCGTTTTTGCAGATAAGTCCGTAGTGCATTAATCGTGCGGGGGCCGATACGCCCGTCTGCGTCCATATCCGGGAACAATTTGCCTTGCAGGTTGAAAACGTTCAGCCAGCGTTGGAGCATTTTCGATGCTACGGACGGCCCCATATTCACACCGGTATCACACAACTCTGCAGCAATATCAGGGGATAATGCGGCGACCTGGTCAAAACGTGGTCCGAACCAGTAATCCGCCTCGAGTATTTCCAGCGCCTGCCCGCGCGTCAGGTCACGCATATCGCCGCGATATCCGTGAGCGCGGGCGACTTTTTCTGTAATACCCCATTTTGTCGGCCCACCTTTATCGTCCGGATGATTGACGTAGCCACCCTCTTTTCCGAGGATTTCATCAAAAATGACGTCCTTTGATTTCATCTCAGTGCCTCAACAATGGAAAGATTTTTGTGACGTTCCCGCGTGCGCGTATCACCAGCACGCAGAACAGCAGGTTAAAAAACACTTCCAGCCAGCCCGTTGCTAACGGGCGACCACACAGATAGCTGAGGGGCGCAAAGGCATACAGCAGCATCAGCAGCCAGGCCAGCCATGACATCAGCGGTTTATGTCTGGAATCACGGCGACGATAAAAAAAGAGCGTCAGCACGATAACCGTGCATAACGCCACATTCAGTAATCCGGGAAGGTTACTTAACATTGCCGCCTCCTCCACCCCGCAGGCGGGAGAACAGGCCGGACACCAGTGATGCAATATCCTGCTGGTGGATGAACGAGAGAATCTTCACCGACACCACTGACACCAGTACTGCACACAATGCGTCGACAGGTGCACCGTCAAACTCTGTATGCTTTACCAGCCAGGATGCCAGAACCTCTGCGCCCAGCACGCCGATAATGAACGACACCAGAAAATGCGCCGCCACACGCCAGGCTGAAAGCGCCTGCGGCATCGTTGCCACAAATAACGCCCCGGCGAACGCACCAAACACAATCCCGAAATCCGTTCCGGTAAACAGCCCGTACACCGTCGCCCCACCGAGCGCCGCAGCCGTGCCGGAACCGGATAAGGGTTCAGACATACTTTTTTCTCCTGTAAATAAAAAAGGGCCACCAGCGGCCCGTAAAAAACACCCCGTCAAAAGCACCAGCATCCGCAGATGCCCTTTGCGTGGCGTTATTTGATGCGCGCCAGATGTGGCGCAAAGAAATGAAATAAGACTTATCGGAAATTAAGGTTAATTTGAGGATTTAAACCACTTCTGAAGCTTAGTAGTATGAACATGTCCCCGGAAGGGGGCCAATACTTATTATTCTTCATGGACTTTGTCCCGCGGTCTTAATCCGACGACCGCGCTACTTTTCACCCTCTCGCAAATTGCTATCCATAGGACATTGTCCCTCGAGTATTCCTGGATGCTCGTGTCTTTTTTGTCCTGAGAAAGGAATAAAAAAAACCGCCAGATATGGCGGTTGGTCAATGCAAGGGATGAATTTTTTAATTGTTATTAAACCGAGGCGTCGGGTGCCTCCCGAAGTATTCCGTGCCGTATGGATACTGTGGTTTCCCGCTAAACCGACTCTTTAAACCACCCTCGCCCTGAGGAACGCCTCTGCGGTGCTTTTACAACACCAGAATGATGCATCACCGACCCTGCCAGGAAATACAAAATCTCCACCGATAATGCACCATTCTGCTGCCGTAAAAAATCAGCACTGAGGCTACACCCGGCCTCAAATCATAGCCAGAGAACAGAATGCTTTTTCAAAACAACCTGCTCCCACGTAATAAAAAAATACGCCAGTGCCGCAATACAATAAGGCTTGTTTCAAATGCTGGAGCGGGTAGCGGGAATCGAACCCGCATCATCAGCCTGGAAGGCTGAGGTAATAGCCATTATACGATACCCGCATATGGTGCCGACTACCGGAATCGAACTGGTGACCTACTGATTACAAGTCAGTTGCTCTACCTACTGAGCTAAGTCGGCATTGGTTCTTCAGGGGAGCGATATCACCGAGCAAAGAAGAGTTCCCCCTCAGAACCGTTTTCGATGATACGATTTAATATTCCAATCGCAACAACACTTTGTGTCAAGTTGTGTAAATTTATTTATATGTTTTTATTTTATGTGAATAATTCACTTTCACTTAAAATATACATGACAATGTATAAACAAATTTATTTTGAAGGCGATTATTAAATGTCGTTTCTGATATCACGCCACAGAAACAACAAAACCCGCTCAATGGCGGGTTGTATTAAAGTTCATGCGCTTAATTTGCCTCACGATACAGCTATGCGAAGCGTACCGAAATTGAAGCAGTTTGTGGCTCATTTTGCAATGATTTTTTAAGCATAATCGAACGCTTCTCTCATAGGTGAATACAAAATGAACTCAGCAACACGCAACCACTGATCAACACGACGTCGGCATGTAATCAACGCCCACTCTGGGTACTGTTCGTTTAATAACTCGGCCATCCTTCTCTTACTCATCCCTCGCCCCACATAACGCTGACTCAGGACATTTAGTAGTCCTGGATGTTCCGCCAGAACTTCACCTATAACACTATCAATTTTTAGTGCCTCTGCATCAGTACAATGCGCCAACCAGCTCTTTTGCTTGCCGTTGATCATCTCTCGCAAAAACGCTTCCAGCTCAGCTTTCTCTATTCCCGCTTTTTTCATTCTGCGCAGGGCTTCATTGATGGCTGTTTTCGTCAATTTTTTTGACGCCAGCAACTGGTTAAACATATTCCCCGTCTTACCGCCGCCAATATACGACCAGCGCCCCCACATGCGCAGTTTTCCCTGAATCCAGACACTTTCCAGCGTGGTGAGACGAAGGTGTTCCCCGCTTTTGCCTGTATTTGTTGGGTAAATCATAAATAACCTTCCTTTCTCCAGATTTCTTGCGTGCGAAAAACACCTTCTGCATGCATCAGGCGTAATTCTTCTTTGGTGTAATCGCTGGTTTTTACCCGCCCGTCGATTAAATCGTGGCATGAGTTACAGGCAATCGCGGCCTGCATATCGTGTGGCTTTATCGCTGTTCCGCACGTTCCCGCCAGTCGGTAATGCGCCAGCACAGACGTTTCGGGATTGTGATTGCAGTAGCCAGGAATTCTGACCTGGCACATCTGGCCCCGCGCCGCTTTACGTAAATCCACCATTACGCAAACTCCAGCAGCTGCACGGCCACATTTTCGACTTGTTCCGGAGAGGAAAATTTACGGAACAGAATCCAATTCCACAGCACATTCAGTACAGATTTATAAACCTGCTGAAACTCGGTTTCGTCCATATTCGCAAACGAGATGGATTTCGCCCTGCGCCCACGGCTACCGTCCGGATAAATATGCTCGGTGTAAAATCCGGCCTGAATGGTTACCCACTCGCGGAAAGCCTCAAACGACTTTAGCAATGCTGTATCCCGGGTTCTGCGTGTCGCAACTGTATTCAGATATTGCTCTGCGGCATCACTCAGGGCTGGCGTGTGTTCCCGACCAACTGATTCGCACAGGTAATCAACGAAACCAGACAGCAGTTCTCGTTCGCGAGGCGTGATCGCCCCACCGACCGGAGTCCAGTAATCGAATCCCAGTTGCAGGAGTTTGAAAAAACGCTTGTGGAATGCGTAGTTACGCACACGCTTAAAGTCTGCGTGTATCCACTCACCTATTTTGATTTGATGCAGAAAATCGCAACTCTCCGGCGTCGCCGGGAGAAGTAATCCGGAAGAGGTTTGTTTGACCAGTTGTATATGCGCCATTGCTATCTCCAATGGCGCTGTAGGTTGCCAGTTGTTCAGGCTGGCTTACGAATTATAACTCATTCCCGAACCACCTTGAAACCGAGCCTTTCCAGGTATTCAATGAATGCCTCAATAGATAAAATCACATGATCATCAGGAATTAACGTTGTGTAGATAACTTCTCCATTCTCAACGCGCACAGCATAGAGGCCATCTTCACTAAAAATTTCACGTAATTCTTCGATTTTCATCAACAGAATCCTTCCAGATAAATAGCACTCCCCTGTTCGGGGTCCATCCCTCTTCTCCCTGCACGCTACTTAAGTATTTTTGATTCTATTCCGGCACTATCCAAAACTTCAAACGCGTTGAAAATAAAAACAAAAACCCGCCGAAGCGGGTTAAGTGTGGGTGCATTGAGGATGCCTGACACATCAGAGGTGGCGGGAGATTTCTCCCCCGCCAGGTCTCTTACTCCTCAGGTTCGTAAGCTGTGAAGACAGCGACCTCCGTCTGGCCGGTTCGGATTCGTACCTCGCAGAGGTCTTTCCTCGTTACCAGTGCCGTCACTATGACGGTTAAACAGATGACGATCAGGGCGATTAACATCGCCTTTTGCTGCTTCATAGCCTGCTTCTCCTTGCCTTTCGGCACGTAAGAGGCTAACCTACGTGTGCAAGTCATAGATATGGCCTCAGATTAATGTTAAGCGTCTTGCCGGACGCCGAATGTTAACTGGGGCTTTTCTCTATCTGCCTTTGGTGACATGCTCGAGGCAGATAGCCTCAAGCACCCGCAGCAATTCTACCTATCGGACATGTTGCTGCCAACAATTTTAGTTTGAAGCCCCCCCCCCATTGAATGTTTCCTCGGAATAGTGATAATAGCGGTAAACTTTATATGGAGATTCTCAATGTATTTTTTTTTGCTTTACGCGTACTATTAAAGCCCAGAGATCCAGATTTGTTTCAGCATAGTGGCGAAGAGCGATGTATTGAACACTTTGAGCAAGCGATCGTTCACGCATCAAAAAATATAAAACGAGTGTCACAAACACCATCTGTCCATAAAAACTGGCAGTATAGATTAAAACTTTCTGTCGCCCCGACTGATGGGGTCATGGCAGGTTTGATTTCGAAACAAAAGAAACTGCATGGTTACAATGAGGACTTTCAAGAATACAATGTTCCAAGTTTCCCTCCTGTAGTATGGTTATGGGATCGTCAAGAACAAGTTATTTTAATTGAACGAAAAACCACTGTTTTTAAAAGTGCTCACAATGCGGCAATGATGTTTGAGGAATTATCTAACAATGATTACCTCGTCGAAAAAGGATTACGCATATTTATTGAACCTTGTCTGGAGAAGGACAACTTTTGGGTTGAATATGACAAGTTAAGGCATATTGAGCAAGTGACATTTGCTCTTGTTATGCCAAATATTTTTGGGGATAGTAAAAAAGCACTAACAGACGCCTTAAACAAAATAGAAGATGATACCAATGCTACTGCTCTAACCACAACATTTGAAAATAAAGATGGAAATCTTAATCTTCGTGATTCCACATGGGCAAATGTTTTAGTTGATTGGACTAATGATGGCGGAGGAAGTTGGCAGATAAAAGGGAAAAAGAGTCCTACAGCCAAAAGTATTACTTTAAATAGTGAGCCTACAGCAAAATTAATTTTTGTAGATGGTTCTCTTTCAGAATGCACATTAAGTGGTTATTCTGCAAATGACGTAAAGGACATTATTTCCCTAGTAAGAAAAGATTATCGGTTTGAAAAATGCAAAAACTAGCAACCTTGATGGTGAGACTAATTGTTATTGGTGTAATTTGCTTTATTTTTTCCTCAGAGGATAAAAACACTTACTCTATAATCGAACAGTCTTCAGCTGGTATTATTGGTGCCACCTTAGGTGGCATCATCGCTGGTATATCAGTGATTTTTAGCATGCTAATCAACATCTGCCCTCAAAATAATAAACATGTATTTGATGATTATTTTGTCAAGCTGGAATTAGATTTAAAAATCCTGATTTTTTGTCTTGGTGCATCCGTTTTTATTCCTTATTTAAGGGAGATGGATATACCTTTGCTAGAATATCCAAAATGGGAGTTTTTTATGTCAAGAGCGCGATTATTTACCACATTTGAAATATTATCCATTGCATTGTCATTAAATATTACACTGGAAGTCATTAGTTCTATGCTTATGGTTGTAAAAAAAGCATTACAAAACAAATAAAACATTTTGCAACATCTAACACCCCATTTCACTTCCTGATTTCTTTAGGCGTAATAATCATCGTATTTTATTTATATTTTCTCACCGCCCTTTTGGGCGGCCTCCTGATGATTTGAGGGTGCAGAACCCCCTCCGGTTAAGGATTAAATTTTATTTACAGTTCTAAATTTAATTATTCAGATATACGAAGCTGTTCTGCACAATGCAGCAGCGCATCTGTCACTTCCTTAAGCGTTACGGTATCGGCATCATCCAGTCCTGCAACTTTTGCGTGCCTGACAAACGCCGCGCAAAGGTCGTTAAACGCCCCAGCCCGCACATCCGACAAGAAAGCGTCGGTGGCTGGGATTTGCGGCATCCTTCCGTCTATTGCGCAGATATACGCATCAGATAGTTCATCCTGCTCGCCATCAAACACATAGCAACTCTGTACGATAAATTTATTCAGCCCCGCATTCTCCGCCGCAAGTGCAGCAAGATTAGTCTCCAGTTCTGCAATGCGTTTGCTTTGGACTTCCCGTTCATCCAGCAGTGCCAGCACGGTAGCCGGATTGGCTGCTGCTATGAATCGCTTATTGGCGCGATTATCTGGTCCTGAGCATGATGCTATGTAGTAATTTGCGTTCAGTCCGGCATCAGCAATTACCCCATAGTAATCATCAGAACACCATTCGCCAGGGGTTGCATTTTCTGCCGCCATTCGCAGTGCCTGGTAATTAATGTTGCTCACTGGTTTCCTCCTGGCAAAGCTGGGCGACAATATCGCGATATTTATTCAGCTCCCGCAGCGCGGCGCAGACTCGCTCCCACTTCTGGACATGACTTTTCGCCCGATGCAGTTCGCGGTTTGCCATATGCAGCGATGGTAAAATCAGGTCATCCGCTCGCGTTTCGGTGAACGATGGCAGCGACTGCACAATGTCCGCCACAGTTTCTGTTTTAATATCTTCCTGTGTTGCAGCTTCCTGTACTGGTAACGCAACACATGCAGGCTGAGGAAAGGCTTTACCATCAGTTTCCGCTACCGATGCCGCTTTCGGCTCTGCTGGTAAATTACCGCCCGGCATGCAGTAACGAAATTTACCGTTCTGATTAACGCGAATCAGACGACCTTTGCTGATTGCCATTGCCAGCGTTGAAGCCACTTTGCGGGATGTTGTACCGAACAGCGTAGCCAGTTCATCCGCCGTTTGTGGTCCGCGTTGTTCAATCGTCGCGGTTAAATCGCACTCTGAGATTTTCGCTACTGTCGCCGTGGTGGTTTCTTCCGGCTGTTCTTCTGGCGCTGGCTGTTCCTGCTGAACGTTGTTATCAGCCACACGCCAGGTGTATACGCTTTTATCAACGAAGCCAGCCTTTTTCAGTTCCCACAGCTCGTTCAGTACTTCTTCACGACTGATATCAAGTCGCGCAGCCAGCTCTACCGACGTGGCTTTTCCCATCGCTTTCAGTGCGTCAAAAACAGTCTCCATAAATTTCCTCCCGGTAAAAATTACTTCTCAACTCAAACAAACCCAGCCGCTTTCCGGCGTTCATATTCCTGTTTCAGTAACTCAATTGGCGTTGGCCCCGACGGGCGTTTGGGTGCCGCCAGTTGTCGCCGGACTGGCGGAACGCTCAGGCCGTTACTAACATGCTTTGCCCATTTCGTCAGCTGCCGTTCTGCAAGCCGTTTTAATTCCCCTTCGGTCATCTGCCGCTCAATCCCCTTTGAACGCATCTCGAGGCAAATGTGATACAGCACAGGCTGAGACCACGGGTATTTATCGCTCCCGTCGTATCGCCAGGACTCGTTGCGCCAGCGACGGTACTCCTCCATCACGGCATCCACCGTCAGACCGAATGGATTGGCTCCGCTTTCAGAAATCAGCGCCACAAACTCAGCCAGGTCCGGAGGCCATGTTTCACCCGCCCGGCAGCGGTCCATGCACTGGCGGCAGACCAGCCGGATTTGCTGCTCAGTCATCGCGCCAATCTGTGCAATCCAGAGCTTCGAAGGTGCGGCCCCGTTCTTCTGGGTCCAGCGGTTCGAATAAACCTCCCCCATGAGTTCCCACAGCTTCCACGCCGTTTCCGTCGCTGATAAATCCGTTTTCACGTTCCCACTGCTCACGTGCTGCCCGAATTTCCTGAACTGCCCGTGATGCGGTGCCACCTGGTGCGGCTGCATGGCTCACCCCCTTGCTGACTGGTTTAACCTGCGCCCTGACGTGATTTACGTGACGGGCGAATTTCTGCTCCCACTGAACCTGCGTGAACACTTTGCCCTCCGCTGCCCAGTAGTCCCGGAAGGCGGCAAGTTCAGCTGGTGTAAATTCCGGCTCAGGAAGAGCCACGCCCCACAGCGCAGCCCGTCGTCGAAAATCCGGCGACGGATGCCAGCCATCGGTCATCGGAAATTTCCCGATGGGTTCGCTCAGGCCTTCCAGGTAATCAGGTTCCGCTGTCTGCAACGGCACGCCATTTGCCTCACTGGCCGGAGCACTCTCGCGCACGCGCGCGTTATGTGTGGGGTTTATATATCTGTTATCTGTTATCTGGATACCGCATGACAAAGCGTTAGCCTTATCCTTAGGCTTATCCTCAGGCAAAGGGATTGCCTTATCGAATGCCATCCCCAAAGCTTCAGAAACCCCGTAGGACGCGGCTCTCAGCGATTCCCTGGCCTCCCATTTGAGAGGGCAATCAGGAATTAAAGCGAATGCCTTTGCCCAGGATTTAATGACATTTATCGAGTTTGGCGGATTGTGTTTCGCAGCATTCGGGAGCCAAAAAACTCTGGCTTTGATATCTGCTTTCACCATGCCAAGATTCATGGCTTCGCCTAAGGCTAAGTCAAAGGCTTCGATAGCCCACCCCAACTCTTCAGCCATTGCTGCCCGCCCGGCTTTAAACAACCCAGGAATAATCCCGGTAAATGGACTGGTCAGCAGATAAATAAACAAACTCTGTCCACTTGGAGGCAGAGGAGATAACGCCCTAAATTTGGGATCATCCCATATCGTTATTTTTACCTTGCGATAAGGCTCATTGTTTGCCTTAGTTTTTGGCATGGGATTTGGCATGTTTTTAGCCTTAACCATAATTGCCTCATCTGGTGTCGAACCTTCCTCCGGATATAATCTGTGATTCCCCAATCAACAGAACCAAAGGAGGTTCGACATGTCTTTAATGGCTGTTTGCCAAAAAATTAAAAATCACATGCGCACTGTGTACAAAATTAACCAGCACGACCACGACATGGTTAACCTGGTAACATGCAGGGCTATAGTTCTCACCCGCTTCCACCTGATTCTTACAAATCACTCACGGGATTCTCTCCTGAGCCCCAGTAGCTATGATTCGCTGGCGAGATTGCTATGCCAGGCAAGTGAAAAACGTATTACTGATCCCTTATCTGTTTCCCCTGTCCTTGCTCTTCACATTCTGGAAGACGCTCTCTATGACCCCCGTCAGGAATGCGACTATCAATTTCTTGAAGCTGAGAAATCAATGAGAGAATGGTTCGTTGAATATCGCGAACGGCAGCAAAAGTTATCCTCAGAGTATTCAGAACTTCCGCAACTTCGCTGGAGTGATCTTCCGAACGAATTATTTGCTCTGACCCCAGAAAATTAATTCTTGGGGATAAATCGTCCATAACTGAGCGCAGGCTAAGTTCTGCGCTCTGAAGCTTCCGAACCGAAGTTTCTGTACCCCAACCCGCAATTTCTGCATTTTTTGCAAGTTTCAGGATCCAGTCTCGTAGTTCGCCGGGAGTAAGATTTCCGGCATTTATGTACGGTTTGATTTTCATTATTGGATACCCTATTCAATCAATGCACTACAACAGAATCGTCGGACGCTCCACCACCGCCGAAATGCGCTTTACGGTAAACGGCCTGGACTGCGTCATCATGCGCATCAATTGCCGTACTCAACGCTTCCTGCGCCGCCAGTAATGCACGGCGTTCCAGGGTATCGAAGATGCAGAGTCGGTGACGCAGCTCGCGCGGAAGAATTGCCAGAACCGCAGGGATCAGTTTCTGAATTTTTTCCCTTTGCGCTTTCGTTTCACCTTTCAACCAACGGTGATAGATATTCTGCTGATTGTTCCAGTCCTTGCCTGGTACCAGGGGCAATTCGCCGCCCCCCTGGCGCAGATATTCTTCAGTAATTGCGTTAGCGACCCACGCCTGCCCTTTTTCGGCTGCCAGGGCTAACAACACTGATTCGATGTGCTCATGCCTGATTTTCATGAATCAACCGCTCCTATGCTGTTTTCGCTATGCTTACCGTCTGGGGGGAATACATCGTCAAGTCCACAATGAGCGCCAAGCCGATTAAGGGTAGAAACAATTTTTCTGCACTCCTCTAGTCCTGGGGTACGAAAATTTGCTTCGTAATTTGCCAGTCGGCTTTGTATCCACCCTAACTGAACAGCGAGTTGTCTTTGAGACAACCCAAGCTGTTTTCGATATGTTGAAATTTTGTTCATTGAAAACCTCCGATGACAATTTTAAACACACCTTGTGTTATATGGTCAAGCTGTTTTGTGTTTTATGTAAATCACGATTCGTGATACAAGGATGCAATGGAAAAAGAAAACGAAAAAATTGCCGCTAGTAGGCTCAATGACAAAATTGCAATGCGTCTTAAAGAGCGCAGGCAGAAGCTTGGTTTATCTCAAGGAAAACTTGCTGAAATCTGCGGATGGACGCAATCGCGTATAGGTAACTATGAGGCGGGCAGCAGAAATGTTGGAGTGCATGACGCTGTCGTATTGGGAAAGGCACTTGGCATATCTCCCCCTGAGCTCCTCTTTGGAGAACAGGAATCTTCTGAATTGTGGTTAAATGAATCCCAACGAAAACTTCTTGAGTTGTTTAACCAGCTACCGGGCTCAGAACAACAACGAATGATTGAGCTATTTGAAGTCCGGCTAAAAGAAATCGATGAGTATGTAGAAAAATATTTGAGAGGCAGGCTTAAAGATAATCCCCCACCGGAGTAATGATCTTGCTATCACAGTAATATGCCAATCAGCCCGCTATCAGCGGGCTTTTTTGTACCATCATCATATGACACTCACCGCAAAACACATTTCGTGTTGACATAAGAAAACGCATTGTGTTTAATAAGCATATCCAAACAACGCCCCACCAGAGAACGGCAGGACAATACCTCGAGTTATCCAGCCACTGAACAGGGCTAAGTAGCCAGCCTGAGGCATACGAACATGACGGCAGTTGTTGATTGATACAAAGCGCAGTAGATAAAACGTTCCGCCACCCGGCGTTAAGGGGAAATGAGGTCAACATGGATACTATCGATCTTGGCAACAACGAATCTCTGGTATGTGGCGTGTTTCCCAATCAGGACGGCACATTCACCGCCATGACGTATACCAAAAGCAAAACGTTTAAAACCGAAGCTGGCGCACGTCGTTGGTTGGGAAGACATTCAGGTGAGTAAAATGAACGAGACAGAATTAAAACACGTTATCGCTCTACTCCTGGAAGATGCAAAACGCCTCCAGCAACTGGAGCCAAATGCAGGCACAGGGGCACGCATCTGGCTGGCTAAAGAAGCACTGGAATCTGGCGATTATGATAGCGAAGAAGCCTTCTACAAAGCAGAAGGCCGTGCAGGATATTCACCGGGTCTTGGCGGGGTATAAATACCATGCGCATTGACTGAATTCGCAAACAAAAACAGACGCGCGATACCTGGATAGTAGGTCTGCATAGTCAGATATCTGGCTGCGAATTTGATAAATATCACCGCCCTTTTCGGAAACATAAGTTCCGTCCGGGAGTTGATTATACGAACCATCTCCATGGGGGATCGTTCTCCTGAATCCTAGTGAGAGCATATATTTATGAAGCCCTTCGTAATCCTCTGGCTCAGCATTATATAGTTCTACTCTGGCGAGATACGTTGGCATATTCATTTCCTTACTGGTTGTGTGAGAACTTCAGTAAAGATACCACCAAAGCCCGGAGGTGGTGAAATAAAACCGGGCACAACACGAAGGCGCATTTCCGGTATTCATAAAGAGTCGGTCTTGTCTGTTAAATTTAAATGGTGGGAGTGCGCCTCCGGTTGTAAATAACGACATTGCTGTGTGTAGTCTTTAGCGGCATCAGTTCTACTCCGTGGCTGCCCTGCCGCCCCTTTTTAAAGTGAATTTTGTGATGCGGTGAATGCGGCTAAGCGCACGCGGCACAGTTAAAAGCATCAGTGTTATGGGTGGATTATCCGGCGTTAATTGTTAACTGGTTAACGTCACCTGGAGGCACCAGGCACCGCATCGACAAAATTCATTTGTAAAAATGGAGATAATTATGATTGCTCATCACTTCGGAACTGATGAAATACCACGTCAGTGTGTGACCCCTGGCGATTATGTTCTTCATGAAGGTCGGACATATATCGCCTCGGCAAACAATATTAAAAAGCGAAAACTTTATATTCGTAGCCTGACTACAAAAACATGCATTTCTGACTGCATGATTAAAGTCTTCCTCGGTCGTGATGGTTTACCTGTAAAGGCGGAGTCATGGTAATGACTAAGAAAATAAAATGTGCTTATCACCTTTGCAATAAAGAAATTGAAGAAAGCAAAATCATTACAAGACCACTTCATTTCATGCGTGGAGTTATACCAACGACGGAAATGAAAAAATATTGTAGTGAAATCTGTGCCGAAAAAGACCAGATGGCACACGAACTTTAATTAACTGACTATCCGAAACTGAATTTATGCCAGCAATGGCAGGGATTCGCTCAACCTTAATTAAGGAGAAAAACATGATTACCAGTTATGAAGCCACTGTTGTTACTACTGATGACATTGTTCACGAAGTCAGCCTAGAAGGAAAGCGTATTGGCTACGTGATTAAGACAGAAAATAAAGAAACCCCATTCACTGTGGTTGATATCGACGGTCCATCAGGCAACGTTAAAACACTTAACGATGGTGTTAAAAAAATGTGTCTGGTGCACATAGGAAAGAATCTGCCAGCAGAAAAAAAAGCCGAATTTCTGGCAACTCTGATTGCAATGAAATTAAAAGGTGAAATCTGAAAAAAAGAAAGCCTGCACACTGTGCAGGCCTGAGTGAAGAACCTGGGACATTTATTCATCACTCGCAGTAATTTTAATCTGAGTTGAGGTTAAAAAACAATGAGCACCGATAAACAAGTTTACCCACTGTATTACGAAGCAAAAAATGACAAAGTAAGAAAACGTCTCGGTATTAAAGGCGGTTTCTACTGGGCTGAAGCGAAAAAATTATCCATTGCCATCTCCCGTGGTGCTGTTGCGATTGACGATGCTGGCTACGATGAAGATGACTTTAAAAAACCTGTTCGCGTCAATTTGCCCGTTGTTGATGACCTTCCACCAGAAGGCGTATTTGATACGGAATTCTGCAACCGTTACGAAAAAGGCGGGGAAGATGGCATCACAATGGTATTTATCGCGCCCTCATCCTCTGCGCAGGACAAACCAGCCAGCACTGACAATACCAATGTTAATGGCGAAGACATGACTGAGATTGAGGAGAATATGCTACTCCCGATTTCTGGCCAAGAGCTGCCCATTCGCTGGCTTGCTCAACACGGCAGCGAAAAACCGGTAACGCACGTTTCACGCGACGAACTCCAGACATTACATATTGCACGGGCTGAAGAACTACCAGCTGTTACTGCCCTGGCTGTTTCCCACAAAACCAGCCTGCTCGACCTGCTGGAGATTCGCGATCTTCACAGACTGGTTCGTGATACTGACAAAGTTTTCCCTAATCCAGGCAATTCAAGTCTGGGGCTGATGACTGCTTTTTTCGAAGCATACCTGGACGCAGACTACACCGATCGCGGTCTGCTGACAAAAGAGTGGATGAAAGGAAATCGTGTTTCACGCATCACTCGCACGGCTTCCGGTGCTAATGCTGGCGGCGGGAACCTCACCGATCGCGGCGAAGGTTTCGTCCACGATCTGACGTCACTGGCACGCGATGTAGCCACTGGCGTACTTGCCCGTTCAATGGACGTGGACATCTATAACCTTCATCCGGCACACGCTAAACGCATTGAGGAAATTATCGCTGAAAATAAACCGCCCTTTTCTGTTTTCCGCGACAAATTCATCACCATGCCTGGCGGGCTGGATTATTCCCGCGCCATCGTGGTTGCGTCCGTGAAAGAAGCACCAATTGGGATCGAGGTCACCCCCGCGCACGTCACTGAATATCTGAACAAAGTACTGACTGAAACTGATCATGCCAACCCTGATCCGGAAATCGTGGATATTGCCTGCGGTCGTTCCTCTGCCCCGATGCCGCAGCGTGTAACAGAAGAAGGAAAACAGGATGATGAAGAAAAACCGCAACCATCTGGAACAACGGCAGATGAACAGGGAGAGGCTGAAACAATGGAACCGGACGCAACTGAACATCATCAGGACACGCAGCCGCTGGATGCTCAGTCACAGGTAAATTCTGTTGATGCGAAATATCAAGAACTGCGGGCAGAACTCCATGAAGCCCGGAAAAACATTCCATCAAAAAATCCTGTCGATGCCGATAAGTTGCTTGCTGCATCACGTGGTGAATTTGTTGAGGGGATTAGCGACCCGAATGATCCGAAATGGGTGAAGGGGATTGAAACCCGCGATTCAGTGAACCAGAACCAACAAGAATCGGAACAGAACGACCAGAAAGCGGAACAAAACAGCCCAAATGCGTTACAAAACGAGCCAGAAACGAAACAGCCTGAACCAGTGGCGCAACAGGAAGTAGAAAAAGTTTGCAATGCCTGCGGTCAGTCTAGCGGGGATAACTGCCCTGACTGTGGTGCGGTGATGGGCGACGCAATATATCAGGAAACATTCGATGACGAGAATCAGGTTGAAGTTCGGGAAAATGAGCCGGAGAAAATGGAAGGCGCTGAACATCCACACAAGGAGAATGCTGGCAGCGATCCGCATCGCGATTGCAGTGATGAAACTGGCGAAGCAGCAGCTTCATCATTAGAAAAACTCGACTGGAAAAGACAAGTGGTGATTGCGGCGGTTTACGGTTTATGTGCGAATCCTGCAGGTATAGCCTCAGCGCCATTAATTCCGGGTATTGCAATGATGATCGCAAACAAACTTGAAAATTTTGGGGTAACAGATGATGAGCACATGCCCGATTTTTGATCGCATTGAAGAGCTGGCATGGTCACGCCACTACCAGAAGATCGTTCGCGAAGAAAAAGAAACGGAACTGGCGGACGACCTGGAAAAAGGTCTGCCCCAGCACCTGTTTGAATCGCTCTGCATCGACCATTTGCAACGCCACGGTGCCAGCAAACAGGCAATCAGTCGCGCATTTGATGACGATGTTGAATTTCAGGAACGCGTGGCGGAGCACATCCGGTACATGGTTGAAACCATTGCGCGTCACCAGGTTGATATTGATTCAGAGGTATAAAACGAATGAGTACAGCACTCGCAACGCTGGCCGGGAAGCTGGCTGAACGTGTCGGCATGGATACTGTCGACCCGCAGGAACTGCTCGCCACTCTTCGCCAGACAGCATTTAAAGGCAATGCCAGCGATGCGCAATTCATCGCGCTGCTGATCGTCGCCAACCAGTACGGTCTTAATCCGTGGACGAAAGAGATTTACGCCTTCCCTGATAAGCAGAATGGTATCGTTCCGGTGGTGGGCGTTGATGGCTGGTCCCGCATCATCAATGAAAACCAGCAGTTTGATGGTATGGACTTTGAGCAGGACAATGAATCCTGTACATGCCGGATTTACCGCAAGGACCGCAATCATCCGATCTGCGTTACCGAGTGGATGGATGAGTGCCGCCGCGAACCATTCAAAACCCGCGAAGGCAAAGAAGTTACGGGGCCGTGGCAGTCGCACCCCAAACGGATGTTACGGCATAAAGCCATGATTCAGTGTGCCCGTCTAGCCTTCGGATTTGCTGGTATCTATGACAAGGATGAAGCCGAGCGCATTGTCGAAAATACCGCATCAGAAAGTCAGCCGGAACGCGACATCACTCCGGTTAACGATGAAACCATGCAGGAGATTAACGCTCTGCTGATCGCCCTGGATAAAACATGGGATGACGACTTATTGCCGCTCTGTTCCCAGATACTTCGCCGCGACATTCGCGCATCATCAGAACTGACGCAGACCGAAGCAGTGAAAACTCTTGGATTCCTGAAACGGAAAGCCGCAGAGCAGAAGGTGGCAGCATGACTCCTGACATTATCCTGCAACGTACAGGAATCGACGTGAGAACTGTTAAACAAGGGGATGATGCGTGGCACAAATTACGGCTCGGCGTCATCACAGCTTCAGAAGTTCACAACGTGATAGCAAAACCCCGCTCAGGAAAGAAATGGCCTGACATGAAAATGTCCTACTTCCACACCCTGCTGGCTGAGGTCTGCACCGGAGTGACCCCGGAAGTTAACGCTAAAGCACTGGCCTGGGGAAAACAGTACGAGAACGACGCCAGAGCCCTGTTTGAGTTCATTTCCGGCGTGAATGTTACTGAATCCCCGATCATCTATCGTGACGAGACTATGCGCACCGCCTGCTCTCCCGATGGCTTATGCAACGACGGTAACGGCCTTGAACTGAAATGCCCGTTTACCTCCCGGGATTTCATGAAGTTCCGGCTCGGTGGTTTCGGGGCCATAAAGTCGGCTTACATGGCCCAGGTGCAGTACAGCATGTGGGTGACGCAAAAAGATGCCTGGTACTTTGCCAACTATGACCCGCGTATGAAGCGTGAAGGCCTGCATTATGTCGTGGTTGAGCGGGATGAAAAGTACATGGCGAGTTTTGACGAGATGGTGCCAGAATTCATCGAAAAAATGGACGAGGCACTGGCTGAAATTGGTTTTGTATTTGGGGAGCAATGGAAATGAGCGCAGCCACAAAGCTCACAGGAGAAAAACCAGTGCGATACACAAAAGTCAAACCATGTCCGTTTTGTGGTTGTCCATCAGTAACGGTGAAAGCCATTTCAGGATATTACCGCGCGAAGTGTAACGGATGCGAATCCCGAACCGGCTATGGTGGAAGTGAAAAAGAAGCACTCGAACGATGGAATAAACGAACCACTGGAAATAATAATGGAGGTGTTCATGTATAAAATTACCGCCACTATTGAAAAGGAAGGTGGCACTCCTACTAACTGGACAAGGTACTCAAAAACAAAGTTAACCAAATCGGAATGCGAAAAAATGCTCTCGGGGAAAAAAGAAGCAGGCGTTTCCAGAGAGCAGAAAGTAAAGCTGATAAATTTTAATTGCGAGAAACTTCTGCCCTCGTGAGTTGCATTATATCCAAATTATAACTTCATAGCTGATTATTAATAATCAACGTCGGGCGTCAATTTCAGTCTAATATTGTCGCCCGCCAGAGGTGATGCGATGGCACAAGTGATTTTTAATGAAGAGTGGATGGTTGAATACGGTCTGATGCTTCGTACTGGTCTGGGGGCCAGACAAATTGAAGCATACCGTCAGAATTGCTGGGTGGAAGGCTTTCACTTCAAACGAGTATCTCCTTTAGGTAAGCCAGACAGCAAGCGAGGGATTATCTGGTACAACTATCCGAAGATAAATCAGTTTATCAAAGACTCATGATATGTCTAAATTACCAACAGGTGTCGAGATTCGGGGTAAATACATTCGCATCTGGTTCATGTTTCGAGGAAAACGATGTCGGGAAACACTGAAAGGCTGGGAGGTAACTAACAGTAACATTAAAAAGGCCGGGAATTTAAGAGCGTTGATAGTTCATGAAATCAACTCCGGTGAATTTGAGTATTTAAGGCGTTTTCCCCAGTCCAGCACTGGGGCAAAAATGGTGACAACGAGGATCATAAAAACGTTCGGGGAGCTTTGTGATATCTGGACAAAAATTAAAGAGACAGAGTTAACAACAAACACAATGAAGAAAACGAAATCACAATTAAAAACACTCAGAATAATAATTTTTGAGAGCACCCCAATATCACATATTCGTTATAGCGATATCTTAAACTATCGGAATGAACTGCTGCATGGAGAAACGCTTTACCTGGATAATCCAAGATCCAACAAAAAAGGAAGAACTGTGCGCACAGTTGATAACTATATCGCCCTGCTCTGTTCGTTGTTACGTTTTGCATATCAGTCGGGATTTATATCAACCAAACCATTTGAAGGAGTAAAAAAATTACAGCGAAACAGAATAAAGCCTGATCCGTTATCTAAAACAGAATTCAATGCATTAATGGAAAGTGAAAAAGGACAGAGCCAGAACTTGTGGAAATTTGCCGTTTACTCCGGGCTTCGTCACGGGGAACTGGCTGCTCTGGCGTGGGAGGATGTGGATTTCGAGAAGGGAATTGTGAATGTCAGAAGAAACCTGACGATACTTGATATGTTCGGTCCCCCAAAAACAAATGCGGGGATCCGGACGGTAACACTACTACAGCCTGCTCTTGAAGCACTGAAAGAGCAATACAAACTGACCGGGCATCATCGCAAAAGCGAAATCACTTTTTATCATCGGGAGTACGGCAGAACCGAAAAGCAAAAACTGCATTTTGTTTTCATGCCCAGGATGTGTAACGGAAAACAGAAACCTTATTACTCGGTAAGCAGTTTGGGTGCGAGATGGAATGCAGCTGTAAAACGTGCTGGTATTCGCCGCCGTAATCCGTACCATACGCGACATACTTTTGCCTGCTGGCTGTTGACGGCAGGAGCGAACCCGGCATTTATAGCCAGCCAGATGGGGCATGAAACTGCGCAGATGGTGTATGAAATTTACGGTATGTGGATTGATGACATGAACGACGAACAGGTAGCTATGTTGAATGCGCGGTTATCGTAG